CCGTCCACGCGCTGGGTGCCGATGAAGCCGACCTGGTCGTTCACCGCGTACAGCTCGTTCAGGCGGCGCATGGTGCGGTTGGTGCGGTCCGCGATCCAGTAGTAGGAGAAGTCGCCGAACAGGATGACCTTCTTGTTGGCGTCCCTTGTGGCATCCCCCTCGATGGCCGGCATGTAGGTGCTGGTGTAGATGGGGTGGCCGAGGATCGTGTCGGGCTTGCCGACCTCAAGGCCGGGCTTCCAGATGTAGTTGTCGTTCTTGTCCTTGATCAGCATCAGCTGCAGGAGCGCGGTCTCGTTGCACAGGAACTTCGCCTTCCCACGGTAAGGGGCCTTAAGCGCGTAGAACAGCTTGTAGATGTCGTCGAAGGAGATGGTGCCGCTGTTTGCCGTCTTCACGGAAGGCGTGGACAGGGTGGTCAGGATGCCGGTAGGCTCGGAAGGGGTAGTCGCGGGGTTCGCGGACACGCCCTTGCCGTTGATGAACGCGTCTTCCTCGGCGTTGCCGAAGCGGACGCCGAAGCGCCTCGCGATGTGCGCGCCGATGTCGAAGGCGGAGTCGTTGAGCAGCTCGTTGGACACGCGGATCAGGCACCCCAGCTTGAACGCGGACAACGTCTGGACGCTGAACGTCAGGTCGGACTCGCTGATGGCGTTCCCTTCCTCCACCCACGTCGCCTTGCCGTTGTCAGCCGCGATGGGGATGGTGCGGGTGCCGCTGTTGGTGCGGATGACGTGCGCGAGGCCGCGGAAGACGTTGTTCTCCTCCAGCGCCTCCAGGAGCTGGCGGTGGAACTCGTCAGGCACGGTGTAGCCGCCTGCGGTGTCCTCGCCAACGGACAGCGCGTTGCGGACTTCGAGGGAGACATTGCCGCGCATGTTGTCCCAGAAGGCGCGGCTGTACTCGGCAGTCGCGGTGGGCGCAGTGCGCTCCTGGCCTCCCCTGGCGCCCATCATGCCTGCGGCATCGCCCACGGGGCTGTTCTGGACGGGGGCGGAAGTCGCCGCGGAGAGCTTCGCGTCCATGTCGGCCTGCTCCTCAAGCCGGGCGATCTCGTCGCCGAGGGCCCTCACGTCGGCGATCATCCTGTCGTACTGCTCGACCGCGGATGCTTCCACGAGGCCGTTGGAATCGCGGTGCTCCTCCAGGAAGGCCTTCGTCTGCTCCCAGAGCTGGTTCCTCTTGCTGCGCAGTTCCATGATCTTGGTCATAGAATCCTCTTTCTCCGGCAAAAGCGTGCCGGACGCATGGTGATGTTTATTATTCTTTTGAAGCTATGCCCCTGTTCTTCTTTCCCGCTGCTCTTCACACATCTGTGAGACCGTGGATGGGAGGGGAAGGAAGGGAATCCAGGGCATAAAAAACAGCCCGAGCCCTGCTCACTTGAGCAGGTCGAGCTGGTTTTTCAGGATCTCGAACGGCATAGCGCCGTCCTGTGTCTTTCCGTCAAGGCCGATCACAGGAGGTATGTCTGCCAGGGGTACCTCCGCCGGTGTGTCTGCCGGGACATCCACCAGGGCTTCCACAGCCTGGGTGTCCACGGCTTCCTGCATCACTCCGTCTGCTGCCTCTGTATCCACAGTGCGGGCATCATCAGATGCGGCATCAGTGGAGCTTTCCACAGGCGTGTCTCCCACAGGCGTGTCTTCCACGGGGGAATCCGCCGGAGCGTCTCCCACAGGTTCAGCCGCCGGTGGCTGTGCCGCTGTTATCTGTGTTTCTGCTTCCGCCGTATCGGTAAAGCATCCCAGGCGGTTCAGGATGGTCTCACACATGATCCTTGTGGAAAAGAGCGAGGGCTCCGTTTCCCACAAGTCGGCGGATCCGGAAGCCAGGCTGATGCCCTTCTTCTTTTTGCTGCCGCCGTCATCCTTGCCGTTATCACTACCATCCTTGCCGCCGCCCTCTCCGTCTCCGTCTTTCTCAGGAGTCTCGGATCCGTCAGAACCTGTTCCAACTCCATCTTCCTGGTCTTCGTCAGGAGGATCAGGTTTCTTCCACTCAAAAAGGATCTCGTCGGCAAAGCCGTACTCGACCGCCTTCTTTGCGTTCATCCAGGTCTCGTTCTCCATGAGCCTGGAGATCCGGTTCCTGGACAGCCCTGTCTTCGCGGCGTAGGCGTTGATGATCGACTGCTTGACCTCGTTCAGGGTCGTGATTGCCTTCTCCATGTCCTTCGCGTTGCCCATGGCGATGGTCATGGGGTCGTGGATCATGATGACCGCCGTGGGAGAAACCTGCACTGTGTCCCCCGACATGGCGACGACGGAAGCCGCCGATGCCGCGATGGACGCGATCCTCACGGTGACATTGCCGGGATAGTCCCGGATCATCGTGTAGATCTCCGCGGCGGCGAACACATTGCCCCCGGGGGAATTGATCCACAGCGTGATGTCGCCTTCCTCCGCATACAGGTCGTCGCGGAATGCCCTGGGCGTCACCTCGTCACCCCAGAATGATTCCGAGTCAATCGGGCCTTCAAGGCGGAGCACCCTGCCGCCGTCCTCGTCCCTGATCCAGTTCCAGAACTTCTTCATTCCTTCCTCGCTTTCCGGGGCTTCGTGCCCCGACTGCCGGCCTTCCGGCCCTTGCCGCTCCCGGCATCTTCCTTGCTGCTGCCCCCGTCTTCTCCGTCCTCTTCTTCAGCCTCCCCTCCTCCCTTCTCCGTCTGCTCTTCCTGACCCTCTTCCGGCTCACCTTCGGCTTTCTCCCTCTCCGCCACGGCATTGGCCCCGTAGGCGGATCCGGCATCCTTGAGCTTGACGTAGCTGCCGTTGAGATAGTAGTCATCCCCGCCTTCCTCTGCCGGTATCGGGTCGAGGTCTTCGAGCCTGCGGATGTCGTTGGGGCTCATGAAGCCGTTGGAGAACGCGACCGCGTAGCCGTCCATGCGGCTCTTGTAGTCGCCGCGCATCAGGCCGTCCACGTTGAACTTCGGGAAGTACTCGTCCTGCTCCTCCTCCACGAGGACGTCCTTGATAATGGCCTGCTCGATCCTGGTAAGCCAGGGCATCAGGGTGTGCATCACGAAGTCGATGGACTGGTGCTCTATGTTGTTGAAGGTCGCGCGTTTCAGGTCCTGCACCATATGAGGAGGCACCCGGAAGATCCTGCAGATCTCCTCCACGCCGAACTCCCTCGTGGAAAGGAACTGCGAGTCCTCCGGCGGCAGGGAGATCGGCTTGTACGACATCCCCTCCTCTAAAACTGCCACCTTGTGGGCATTGTTCACACCGCCGTATGTGTCCATCCAGTTCTCCCGGATCCGCTCCGGGTTTTTAAGGACGTTCGGGTGCTCCAGGACGCCGACCGGCTGTGCACCGTTCTTAAAGAACGAAGACCCGTACTTCTCCACGGCGAGCATCGTCCCCAGGGAATTCTTCATCATGGCGATGGGACTGAAGCCTACAAGGCCGTTGAAGCCGAGGCCGGGAATGTGGAGGATCTCCTCCCTCCGGAAGATGATCTCCTTGTTCGTCTCCCCGGGCACCTCGTTCGTGTAGGCACGGTAGATGTAGTAGAGGTTCCCCGCGTCATCGCGGTCGATGTCCACGTTCTCGGGCAGGAGCGGGTACAGCCCCAGGACGCCGTTCTTCCCGTCCCTCACGATCTGCGCATAGGCGTTCCCCCACAGGAGGAGGTGCGTCATCATCGCCTCCCGGAAGGAGAAGCTCGTCATCTCCGGGTTGGGCTGCCGGTGGAGGATCTTGTACAGCGGGTGGTCCACTGCCATCTCCTTGCCCCTGCTTGTACCGGTTCCTCCGTGGTTCCTGCCACCGCTCTCGCCTCCCTTGCCGCCCTTACCGTCCCTGCCGCCGGAGCTGCCGGAGCTGGTGGAGCTGCCAGAGCCGCCGTCCGTGTACCTGTACAGGTGGAAGGGGAGCGCAGCCACGGACTCCGCGAGGAGCCGCACGCAGGCGTACACGGTGGAGATCTGGAGCGCCGCCTTCTCGTCCACGTTCTCGCCGCTCTGCGCCCTGCCGAAGGTAAAGATCGTACCCGAGTCGCGCACATCATCGTAAAAGTCCGGGATGTTTCCGATGCTCCCGTAGCCGTTCTTCGTGAACCTCCACAGCCCCGCCCCCGGCTCGTCCCTGGGCCTCCCAAAGCCCAGCCATTCAATGAATCCCATGGTCCGTCACCTCCTGTTGTTCCTGTTACTCCTGCTGTTCCTGTTGTTCCTGTTACTCCTGTTATTCCTGCTCCCCGTAGTCTCCGGTATCTACAACATCCCCGGCATCCGTTCCTGCCGGGACAGTCTGCGTTTCAAACTCCCTCGCCACTATGCGGGCAAGCACCCTGCGGATCTGCCCTGCGTCTTCCACAGTGGCCGTCCCGTTCAGGATGACATCCCGGAAGACTGTGAGCAGCTCCCTCTTCTGCGGGTTCGTGAGTTCCTTTTTCTTCAGATCCACCAGTTCCATCTCCATTCCCTCCGATCTGCAGCCTCTGTCGTTGCCCACAGCTGTTTACTTCACTCCGATCAGGCTCCTGAACACTGACTCATACTGCCTCTTCGTCAAGAACAGCATCTTCGGATGGTACGCCTCCCGTGCGTGCTCCCGGATTACCTTGTCCACTTCCTCCGGGGCAAAGTCGCGTCTGTCGTAGAGCGCGACCTTCTCCGTTACGGGGCCGTCCCCGTACTGCTCCGTGTATTCCGTCTTGAAGATTTGGTGCTTCATAGTTCCTGTCCCTCCCTTTTCCCTCCCCACTTTGTAAAGTGGTATTCCTGTGGCGTGTCCAACTACCGCAGCCGGATTGGTCAGAACACATACAGCCCGCGTTCGTCGTACACGCTGCCCTGCTGTTCGTGCCTGACGCACCGGTCGAGGGCCATGATTGCGGCGACCACGCCGTCGATCTTTCCATTGCTGCGCTTCTTTGTGGGCTTTATATTGCCCGCCGGATCAACATCGATGACAACATTGCCACACATCCATCTGAATACCGGGTTTCCCCCATGCAGGATGTTTCCCTTCATCATCTGCTCATAGAACTCTTTGGATGGCGCACTCATGCTGGAATAGCCCTGTCCGAAAGGGACGACAGTCATTCCCATCTCAGTCAGCCGCTCTACAAGCATGTTGGATCCCCACCTGTCAAACGCGATCTCGCAGATGTGGTACGACTGCGACATCTCCCCGATTGCCTTCTCGATATAGGCATAGTCGATAACGTTGCCCGGAGTGGAGTCCAGATACCCCCTTGCCTTCCAGGCATCATACGGATACCCTGTCTGCCTGACCCTCCGGGGGATCGTTTCCTCCGGCACCCAGAACCGGAATAGGAGGATGTATTTCTCGTTTTCCGTCCTGGGTGGGAACATCAGCGCCATTGCTGTAATGTCCTCTGAACTTGACAGGTCCAGGCCAGCGTAACAATCCCTCCCATAAAGCGAGGGCATGTCGATTGGCTCATCCCCTTTCGCCACAATGGAATCCGGGATCCACGCAACAGAACTCCCGACCCATTGGTTCAGCCGCAGCCATCTGAAAGTGACTTCATCAGCTGGATTCTGCAGGGCTTCATTAAAGGCATCACGCATGCGGTCGATCTTGACGGTGTATCCAAGCGACGGGTTGACTTTGTACCAGTTGCGCTCATCAGTCCAGTCCTCGTCCATGTCGAGGCTGTAGACCACCGGGTAAAATGACGGGTCAGACCTTTTACCGGCAAGTATGTCCTTCGCCTTGGTGTGCAGCTCATAACCTATTGAATCCCGGTTATTCCCCGCTGTCGTTATGATGAATGCCAGCGGGTTGCGGCGGGCATCGGACGCCCCTTTCGTCAGGACGTCGTATAATTCCCTGTTGGGCAAGGCGTGTATTTCATCAAAGACAAGCCCTGATACATTCAGCCCGTGCTTTGTGTTGTGCGTAATAAGCCCGTCCGTGCAGTGCGTCTGGAACCTCTCCATTTCAAATGAGATGGTCTTCCTCATTCCTGCCGGTTCCGCTTTCCAGACCTTGTCTGACTCGGACGCCCGCTGCAGGCATCTGATTTCCCGTCCGGCAAGCTTTTCCAGCCTTCTGCGCTTTGATGGCTGCACCATGTATGGGGATAGTGCCTCCCACAGTTTTCTCAGCTGGGGAATTCCGGACACTGTCACCTTGAATTCTGACCTTGTCGAAGCATTGATCCCAAGGCGGGCCAGGAGCACCCGAACCTGTTCTATCGCATCCGCGCTGACAGAGCAGATGAACGCCTGCCCTTTCCCTTTCGGATCCTGTTTCGTAACGCACCCGTCCGTATCCATGTATCCGGCGAGGAATGCGGACCACGCCTCGCGCCCTCCCCGCAGCACTGCGTCAGGAACTGTTTTTGTATAGCATTTGGAATCCTGGCCGAAGTGCTCCCTGATCCATTCCCGCCCAGGGCTCTTCCGCCTTTTTCCAACGCCCATCACAAGATGCTCGACTGGATCCTGGTACAGGTCCTTCCCCTCCTGCTTCTGCCTCGTTGAGTAAACGGATTTCATGCCGCTTCCGATGCTTTCGAAGAAATGGGAGAGCTTGTCAATTACTTCCCTGTCCGGATTGATGAACCTGAAATGCGTGCAGTCCCCGTCTCCCATCCACGCGCCGAGCGCCCACGCTTCCAGAGGGCTGATGACGTCTTCCGGCGGCTTCCACCCTGTAGGCCAGCCAAGGCTGACGGCAAGGCGGTCATTCACATGCAGGAAGGATGCCTGCTCCCAGTCGTACACATGCGTCAGATCCTGCATCCGCCTCCCTGGCTCCATACGGTAGAAGGGATGGTTTGCGGAAACCGTGGTCTTCCTGCCGTGATGGGTCGTTATCTCTATGGTTTCAGACGGTTCCTCTTCCCTGGCTGAAATGATTCTGTCAAATACCGGGGCAAGGCCGTCAAAAGAAAGAACCACGTCCCCTGGTTTCACTTCATCGGCCCTTCGGAGCGTCCCGTCCTCCATCTGCATAAGGGTCTCCGGCGTGACGCACCCCACCTCTGCGGACAGCACCTGGTAGAACCCGGCATTGCTGTAGTTCACGAGCCTCTTTGTTGCCGCCATGATCTTCGAGCGTTTAAGCAGCGCAGGGTTCAGTTCCACCATCCGCTTCGCAGTGTCAAACACGATGGACGCCTGGGACCGGTCTGAGGCCGCGCCGTACACTTCGGCAGAAGGCTCATTATCTGCGTACAGGAGGTACAGCGCGATGGCTGCAGCAAGCTCCGACTTCCCGACCTTCTTACATATCTCCACAAATGCCGTGCGGAACTGCCTTGTACCGTCCTCTTTCACGACGCCTATGACATCCCTGACCAGCCTTTCCTGCCACGGGAGGAGCCAGAACCGCTTCCCGGCCCACTCCCCTTTTGTATGGCAGAGCATCTCTATGAACTTCACTGCCCTGTCGGCTTTCTCTTTGTCATAATGCGACGTCGGGAGCATGAACCGTGTCGGCTCATAGTTCTCCAGTTTTGGGTATCCCTCCGGCCTCGTTTCCGGCTGCCTTCCTGCCATGTGCTCCTCCTGCCCCGTTCAATAGTCCTGCCAATGCCTGCCTGGTTCAGTGCTGCGCTGCCGGAGGTGGCTCCTTTAATCTCCCAGCAGCTCGTCCATCTCGTCCGTATGCCCGCCGTTCCCCTCGGCGATGATCCGGCTCCTGGCGGAGGGGGTGAGCCCCATCTGCTCCGCGCATCGGGTCATCAGCCTCGCGTAGTTCTGCGCGATGGCGACCTGCGGGAACTGCTGCGGGTACCTTGACGGGGTCATGTAAAAGAGGCCCCGCTCGGACAGGAAGTCCTCTGCCTGCTTCCACCTTGCGTAGGCGAGGCAGTAGGTGGCAAACACGCCCATGTCCAGTTCCGTGAGGACGCCCAGGGCTTCGAGCTTTTTCGAGAGCCTTCGCCATTCCTTCTTTCCCTCGGCGGGCAGCCACTTCGGGCACGGCGGCGCTTTCCTTACCGGCATCGGCTCCGCCCTGTTCAGCTCCCGCTTGCCGGGGTTCCCTTCAAGTACCTTGATCGCCGTCGGCGTCGGCTTCCTCCCCCTCTGCGCCATTCCCTTACCTCCTCAATCTGTGCCGCTGTGTCTCCCACAGGCTCCGTGTTTATTCCTGCCAGCCCCTCTGCCGTCCTGCTGCAGGTCATCTGCATCAAAAAAGGACCTGCGGCTGTTGCCGTAGATCCTCTGCTGTGTGTTTATCTTCTTTTCCCGGATGCCCGTGCCGTCGGCCTTCGTGGCCTGCTGCTCACACGAAGGGCAGCTCGTCAAGCTCCTCGTCCCATTCTTCCGGAAGTTCAGGATGTTCCGATTTCTCCGGTTCCCAGTCCTCCGGCGGCTCCGGCTCCCAGAACCTGCTGGGAAGCTCGCTCCTCACCGGTACAAGCTCTTTTCTCTGTTCTGCCATCTCTTTGTCCTCCTCTGTTTTCTTCTGCTGTTGTTTCGGTTGCTGTGTCTGTATCTGCCTTGCCCTTGCTGTCCTGGTCCGGAAGGAGCGGCCCTTAAAACCGCCCCGTACTCTTTTGCCTCTGGCACCCTGCCCCATGCTGGCGGAATTTTTTAAATCCTGAAGGTGTAGGTGAGGTCCATCGCCTGCAGTTCCTTAAGCAGCTCCGCGCCACGCCTGATCTCGTCCGCCGTCCTGAGCAGTTCCTCGGCCGAAGGGCTGCCGCCCATCTTCCGGACGCTTGCCGCGACGTTCAGTTTTTCCTCGATGCGGCCTTCCCGCCAATCGGTGTTCTCCGTGGCCTCGGTAGTAATGGTGAAGTTCATCTCATCGCTCAGGATCTCCGGGAATCCGCTCCATCCGGCCGCCTTGCCAGTCTCGAATCCGTGCCGCTCCGCTGCCTTTCTGACCGCTTCCCTTGCCTCTGTCCTTGTCATGTCCTTGCCCTCCTTTTGTTTTTTCATGCCCTGTGGTTGTTTCTGCTCGGTGGTCTTTCGCCGCTCCGGGGCTTTTGCTTTTTCCCCTTTCGGTATGTGCATATTAGCGTCATGTGGGGAGAATAGCCACGCCTGTGGGGAAAATAGATCCCACAAAGATTGAAAGCCACATCGCGCCTGCTTCTGGTGGTTGTGCACAGTCTGTGGATGTCGCACGGAGGACAAAGGAAAGCGGCTGCGCCTCCCCTTTCCGGGCCTATCAGCCGGTTTCCTTCACCCTCTGTGTTTCCTGCGGCGTTCCTGTACCGTCCCTGCGCTTTTTTTCGCCTGTTCCTTCCTCCGGTGACTGGAAGAACTGCCTCACTGGAAGTTGCCCCTGTAGATGTCGTAGGCGGCGAGGAACTTGGTGCGCCAGTCCCTGTTCTGCGTCTCAAGCCCGTAAGCTATGGCGTTCGCCATCCAGTACTCCATCCATCTCTTTGCCTCTTCTTCCGTACAGGACATCGTAAGCTCGATGAAGGTTTCTTTGCAGTCAGTGTAGTCTCCGCTCTGCCGCAGTGTTTTCTCCTTGTCGTGGTAGTCGATCAGGAAGGCAAGCATCCTGATGTCGTATGCCCCCGCTTTCGCCTTCGCAGTGAAGTCTGCGTCAAACCTCGTGAATTCGTATGCGTTCATTTCTTTCCTTTCCCAGCCTTTGCTGTGTGCTTTGTTTCTGCGGTTCTGCCCTGGTCTCCGTACCCTGCTCAACCCTGCGTCATCGCCCACATTGCGGCGCTTCCGTCGTCCTCGAATTCGACCGCGCTTGCTGCCCTCAGCCCGATGGTGCCTTCGCAGGTGTGGTCTTCGGTCAGGAATTCGTAGGCGGCCCCGAAGTAGCAGGGCTTTCCTTTCCCGCTGTAGTAATGCCCCGCGAGGATCACCCTGTCCCCGAAGGTCAGCACCTTTGACCACCTGGTTTCCAGGTCTTCCGGCGTTGTGGGGTTCGGCAGCCTGTAGGTCCTCATTGCTTCTTTGATCGTCATCGTTTTTTCCATCCTTTCCGCTTCCGCTGTGTTCCGCTTCCGCTGTGCTTTGTTTTCCTCTGTCTTCCCTTTCGGTATGTGCATATTAGCGTCATGTCCGCTGGATAGCCACGCCCTGCGGCAAAATAAACTGCACAATCTTTCAGGGCTGGATCTGGTGGTTCTGCACAGTCTGCGGATGCCCCGCGCAGGGCATAGAGAAACCGGCTGTGCACCCCCTTCAGAAGGTGCAGGCCGGTTCCCGGTGGTTTCCCTTTACTTCCCCATCCGCTCCCTGATGGCGTCCGCAAGTTCCGAGGCTTTCTGCAGGAGCTTCCTGATCTCCTCCGCTGCCTCGATGTCCTCCTCCCCGGCCCCGCTGAGGTCGTAGAAGACCTGGTGCAGCTTGTAGTCAAGCTCCGCTGCCGCCGTAAGCGCCTCGTCGCAAAGTCCGTACATCCTGGTTTCGTTTGCTGTCATGGCTTTATCCTCCTCTGTTCTGGTGCCTGCTGTTTTGCTGTTCTGCTGTCCTGTTGTGTTCCCCCTCCGGGGCCTGCCGCAGGGCTTTTTCCTTGCGGTATGTGCATATTAGCGTCTGCGGGCGGCATTATCAACGCCTTGTTGAAAAATACATTGCACAAAGACCGGAGGCCGTATTTGTGCAGTTATGACGATGGATGTCCACAAGCCACTGTCAGTTCAGAAGCCACTGTCAGTTCAGAAGCCGAAGTCGGCCAGATGGAACGGATGCTTCCTGGGCAGCGGCTCGTGGCCGGCGGCGCGGCAAATCCCTGCGGCCTCATCGTCCGGGAGGATCCGCAGGACCTTCATGCTCCCCGCGATCACCCATTTCCCGAGCATCTGCGGGCTGGTCTTATACCGGTAGAAGCCGCCCACGGGGATGTGTCCCAGCATCGCTTCCGACGGATGGAAAACACCGTCGCGCATCCCGTTCCGGTCCGCCTCCGGCTGGTAGTCCACGGCGTCGGAATACTCGCACTCGCACCATGCCTCGTCATCATGCATGTAGCGGATCCTGCCGCCTTCCCGGATCCCGATGTGTATGGCAAGCGGGATGTCCGAGAGGTGCCAGCCGGAGCGGAACGCAAGTGGGCCGAGCTTCGACTTCACTTTGCCGGACGGCAGGCGCGGGCCTTCCTCGGCGGGGAGCCAGACCCCCATGGGGACCGGCCTGTCGGCGAGGACGTACAGCGGGAAGAGCCTGCCCGGATGCTTCTTCTTCAGTTTGAACAGCTTGTATCCGACCATCCCGTCCTCCTTCCGTGCCTCCGCGCCTCTGCGTCTCTGCGTCTCTGCGTCTTCGCGTCTCCGGTCCTCCGGTTCACCGGCTTCCGCAATTTCCCTGCCTCCCGGCCTGCCATCCACACGTGATGTGGCGGCTGCGTCCCACTAAAAAGGGAGCCTCCGAAGAAGCTCCCCGCTGTGTGCTGCATCTGCTGCCGCCCGTTCCATGTGTCCCTCTGCCCGGTGCCGTTCCTCTATCCTGTCCTGCCTCAGTTCACTTTGAACCGGAGTCCGCGGACCGTCTCCTCTTCCTCCGTGCCCCAGCGCCTTTCGATTCGGGTAAAGGCGCAGGCTCCTTCGAGCGTGCAGCCTTCCGCGATGAAGCTGTGGATGTTCCCCATGACTGCCGTGCTCTGATTGCTGTAGATGAACTCGGTGATGCCCGCCCTGCGGAGGGTGCCGATGAAGTCCGCGACCTCCCTGTCCCAGAGGAAGTCGTTCATCTCGAAGTCCGCGTTCCCTTTCTCAAGGCTGTATTCGTAGGCCCTGTAGGCTTTGTAGGCTCCGCTGCTGATGGGGTCCTCCATGGCTTCCTTCTCGGCGTACCAGGCTTTCAGCTCCTCGCTGTCCCATCCAAATTCCTCAATGATGCCTGCTTCTTCGCTTCGTGCTCTCCGCACCTTCTGCCATGTTCGTACCCGGCCCGCTCAATTTCCGCGAAGTGCCCGTTGTCAGTGAAGTTCCTGTCCTGCGCTGCGTTCTGCTCCAGTGTCCTGATGTTCCTCATTGTCTCTGCCTCCTCTTTCCGCCGGTCCCTCCCGGTCGCTTTGCTTTGCTTTGTTCTGCCTTGCTGAGTTCCTCTGCCGCAGGGGCTTTTCCCCTTTCGGTATGTGCATATTAGCGTCACACGGCAGTTATATCCACGCCTGTGGGCAAAATACATTTCACAAAGATTCGGCCTGATCCAGGGGCTGGTTTTGTGTATATTATGGCGGCCGGCAGGTGCGTCCTGAAGCCTCGTACAGCCCCTGTATCGCGCCGGGAGGCACATCCGCACCAACTGTCCATCTGCAGCCGCAGGACGCGGCACGGTCTGAATCCGAGGCACTGGGGCGCGTCCTGGGCGGCACATCTGGTCTGAGGTTCCCACGGTGTGGATGGCTTCCGCAGTGTGGATGGCTTCTGCATCAAGGACAGTTTCCACAGCGGAAGAACCCGGAAAGAAGGAGGGGTTTTTTACCCCTCCTCCTCATTTCCGCTCACCTGTCGAGGATCATGTCGATCATCTGCGCGCTGCCGCAGTCAACATGCCCGTCATGCCATATGGCAATCCGGAGGTCGGCATCGATGTCCGGCAGGAAAAGCTCGTAGGTGACTGCCTCTGCTCCGCAGCGGATGCAGTCGTCCACCCTGCCGTAATACCAGAAGCTGTTCAGCTCCGTGAGCGTGCCGTCAGGCCTCCGGACCTTTGCGCCATGCCTGCGGAGGCGCTCGATGTGGAGCTGGTTTGTATCCATCTCCGGGGTGCCGGTGGTTCCGGCCGTCATGCCTGTTCCGTTTTCTGTGTTCATGTTCGTCATGGCTACATCCTCCTTTGCCTCAGCAGAATTCTATGGTCAGCATCCCGTCCCTTCCGAGGAAGAAGTCGTTCTGCACCAGCGGATCCTCAAAGAAGGTTTCCTTCGCTTCTTCCGTCATCCTCCTGAGCCTGTCCTCGCCTACCAGCTCTTTTACCGCCTTGCGGGTGGTTTTCTTTCCGTCCAGGTAAAACCTTGTTTTCATGCCTGCTCCCTTCCTGCGCTTTTTCTTCCTGCGCCGTGTGCCTCTGTCCGGTTCCCCTCGCCGGTTCCTTCCCTCAAGGTATGTGCATATTAGCGTCGGTGGGCTGTATTATCCACGCCTGCGGGCAAAATACATTCCACAAAGATGGGGCGGCATTGGTGCCTGGATTCTGGCAGATATACACACTGGATCTGCGGCATCCGGAGGGCTCCGGGATGGCGTAATGTACACAAAAGCCGGGGCGTCAGGAGCGGGAAAGTTTGTGTACATTACTTTCGCGCAGGGCGTGGATATATCCCCGGCGTGACGCTAATATGCACACAACAAAAGGAAAACACACCGGCCGCAGGGCCGGGACGCACGCCGCACAGGAGGGAAAAGCCATGACAGTAGCCACCACAACAGCAACAGCCACCACAGCGAGGAAGCCTTACACAGAGGTCGAGGCGCTCATCGAGAAGGAGATCGAAAAGGAAAGCGAACTTTACGACCTTGACATTTACGACATCAACGACATCCGCCTGGAAATCTACAGAGCGAACGGCTGGAGCTACGACCCCTGGCCGGAAGGAGAAGAAGAAGAGGACGAGGAAGACGTCTTCGACCCGGATGAAGAACCCTGGTTCCACCGGGACCCCTACTACGAATACACCGAGCGGGGCCTGAGCTTCTGGGATTTCGTCTGAACCGCCCGCAGGGTGCTCCTTCTGGGGGCCTCCTGCCCACAGTGATCTCCTGCCCCACACGGTGGCCTCCTGCCCCACAAGGCTTGCCCAGTCCAGGCACGGCATCTGCCGGGCCTGCTCCCTCCGTAGCTTTTCATGCGGCGTGCATACCGCCGGATAAAGTGCCGGTTCCAGCCGGAATCTTTGTGTACTTTATGCCGGCGGTTTTTGTTGCTATACGTTGCGCCTGACGGTAACATGTCCATAAGATGAGGAGGGGACGTTTTTTACAAAAGGCCCCCTTTGCCAGCCGGAAGCTTCGTAGTTCCCGAGGCTCCCGGCCGGCTTTTTCTCTTTATGCACGCAGGTTCCCGTCATCCTGCCGGCTTTCGTTTCACTCTCCGGTACAGGGTAGCGCGTCAGGAAGTCCGGAAGACCTCCTTCGGGGGCTCGCCGCTCCCGATCCTGAACCGCAGCAGCTTCCCGCTGAGAGTCCTCGCGAACATTTCCGGGTACCGGAACATCCCCCTGAACTTCTCCACAAGATCGTCCGGCAGGTCCGCAAAATTGTCACGGCTGAGCCCGCAGACAAAGAACGTCCCGCAGACGATGTCGTAATCGCCCAGCATCCGGTTCGGCTGGGAGCCTTTCAGCTTTGCTTCGTCGTCACAGACCAGCGCCGCGTATTCAGGCCACGGATAGACTGCCTGCAGCGTCCCCCCGACGATTTCCTGCATGGCTCTGAGCGTATGCGGGACCACCCGAAGCTCCGGCTCCTTCATCGGCTCGACCACGAGGATGCGGATGGTTTCCACGTTTTCCTTCTTCACTGCGGCCATCTCCCGCCTCCCTCCTGCGGCACCCTGACCGCCGCCCATTCCATCAGCGGGAGCTTCCTTTTGATGAAGCCGCTGTCCTCGAGTGCCTCAATCTGGCCGCACCGGCCGCAGACCATGATGTCCAGCCTCCGGGAAAGCGCGTGCGCATACAGCTTCCCCGGCATCTGTACCCCGCACCTGGGGCATCTCGCCCCGTCGTGCTGTGCGGCGGCATACCGCAGGAGCGTCGCCTTCGCCTCTTCCTCCGTGCGGATCTTGTGGCAGGTATCCGCTCCCCATGCCACGCTTAAGCTGCTCCCCGTGTCCCAGTGGCAGCAGATGGATCCTGCATCGTCAACCCCCGTGCACACTCCCTGCGTGCCGGGTGGGATGTGTGTATAAGGATCATCCATATGGTCGAGGACGATCCTGCACCCCTTCGGGTATTCCCTCCGCAGACGTTCCACCGTGCCCCTGTCCGGAAAGTTCATTATGCCCATTTGTGCCTCCTTCCTGCGTTTCCCTCGCCGCCTGTTCACCCGGCTCCATCACTGCCCGTCCTTCCGGCTCCTTTTAAGCGCGTCCTCCAGCACATGCATCGGCAGGCCGAGGTCCCTGTAAGCCCTCTCGATGATCCCGTAGTAGAGCGGGGAAGGCTCCCGGAGGCCGCCTTTGAAGTTCATGACGTATGCCATCCCTTCGCCCTGCAGCTCGTTCCCGTCCTCATCCCACACGGAGAACCTGACGTCCTCCTTCCGGTAAAGCTCCGGGTAGCCCTCGTAGCGGTCGAGCGCCTTCTCGTCCGATGCGGAGACCGCCCACACAAGGACCGGGGTGCTCTTCTTCTCATCTTCCCGGATGTTGGCGTACTCCTTAAACTCCAGCTCCCACCCATGGAGGATGCCGGCCCCGACCACCTCCGCGTCAGGGCAGCGCCTCTCCATCATGCCGGTGTCCAGGTTGCTGCCGTACGCGACGTATACCTTCTTCGTGCCGATCCGTTTCAGGATCTCCTTCGTATTAAGCTTCATGTTCTGCTTCTTCATTCCCGTTCCTTTCTGCCGCCCAGCGGCCTCCGTTTTTTTTCCACGGTTTTAGTGGTTTTAAGGGTTTTTAGCTGTTGTGGTGTTCCGCGGGCTCCCACTCACCTGCCATCGGTTCCTGCCTCGTAATCCGCCAGCCACGCATCCGCAGCCGCATACCCGATGCTGTCCTCGAGGGCTCTGTGGAGAGGTCCTTTTTCAAATCCCCACCGTCCATAGCCTCCGTCAAGGAGCCGGTAGTACTCTGCGGAAGGCGCTCCGAGGGGCCTGTCCTCGCGGAGGATGTACGCGATGCACTTCCTGGGCTTTTTCAAAGTCCTGCCCGAAAGGCCCTTCACCTTCAGCAGGAACTCCCTCTTGTAGTACCATTGCGGGCATCCCTCATAATAGTCGAGCCTCGCCTCGTCGCTCTCCGTCATGCGGTAGATGGCGAGCGGGACCCGGCTGTTGGCGTCCTGCTCGATGGTGGCGTAGAACCCGGAGGCGCTCCTTTTGAACAGGAGCCTCCATCCTTCGAGCACGGCCGTGCCGATGGGCTTCGAGCGCGGGCACCTCGCTTTCATCCTCTCCAGGTCCAGGTTGCTGCCGTATGCCGCGTAGAAGACCTCCCCGTTCCCGCCGTTCCAAAACCTCATGTTCTTCCAGATGCCGTCCATCGCCTTGTCCTCCTCTGCCACGCCGTTGTCCGCAGTTTCCGTTCCTTTGAAATCCGTCTGCCTCCCATCCCTTCCCCGCCGGCACGTCCTCCGGCGGGGCTTCCCTTCTGCCTGCCCTGCGCTCAGACTCCGTGCCGCCATGCGCTGCTCCCCTCGAAGTTCCTCAGGAAGTATTCCCTCGCTGTCTTGAATTCGTCCCCGATGAATCCGAGGCGGAGCATGAAGCATCTGAACCCGTAGGTCTCGTTGTCGCGCTGGCCCTTTTTAGGGCTTGCGTACCTGACCTCCTTGGCAAGCTCGCTGAGCGCGAGGCAGAGCTGGATCATGGCCCGCAGCTGCCCGGCATGAAGGCCGCCTTTTCTGCCGTTCCCTGCAGAGTCAAAGTTAAAACAGCGGAATTCGATTGTGTGGAACCTCGTGAAGTAGCTGTGCAGGTTGCACATCCTGTACCGCGTCTGTGAGTAATGGCCGTTCTCGACCGGGCCGTTGTACCAGCACCTTGCAAGGGCCGCCTTCGTCTTCGGCTTCGTCCTGTTAAGGCGTTCGAGGAAATCCGGGTCGACCGTGCGGCAGTAGTTCTGCTCCCTCGCCCTGCTGACCTCGACCGCTTTCAGGAGCTGGTCTTCATGCGCCGCCATGAGGTTGACCAGGTTGCGGATCGTGGCAGGCGTATGCCCGTCCCCTCCGATGTGGATGTGAATTCCACACATGTGCTCCTTGTCGCTTTTCCCTCCCGCGTGCCTGATCTGGCGGATCAGCTCCTGCAGGGTTTCCATGTCCGCGTACCGGAGGACCGGCGTCACAAGTTCGCAGCGTTCCTCGTCCCTGTCCGCCCGGATGCTCGAATCCCTCTGGAACTTCCATTCGCGGCCCTGCGCGTCCCATGCGCTCCAGGTCTGGTAGCCGTTGGCGTGTGCCGTGTATTCGTACCTGCCGGTTCCGAAGTACCCTGCGGCCGTCTTTGCCGCGTCCCTCCGGGTGATCCCGTACATCTCGATCTCCGTGCCGAATGTCTGCTGCTTCATGTTCCCGATCTGCTTCGCTGTCTTCTCTGTCATGGCCTGGCTCCTTTCAAATCCCCGCTCCCGGCGGGCGGCTTTTTTTGCTTTTCCCCTTTCGGTATGTGCATGTTACCGTCAGGTGGGGCAGGAGCCAAGTCATAGTTTGAACATATATTTCACAAATATCTGTGTTTTGTGACGCCATGTATTTGTGCAGTTTATGGCGGTTTTTCCGGGGATCTGTTGATAGTTTTCCGGCAGTCCGGGCTTGTTTTTTCGGCGGTTCCGGCCGCCTTTCTCCCACAGTGTCCGTGGCGGCATCGTTAATTAGTTGTCAATCCCCGGCGATGGGCGCAATGGTCACACTGCCGGAGCCTCAGCATTCTCTGCCGTGTCAGTGGTGCCTTCGGTTTCTGTGGCTTCCACAGCGTCTTCGGCAGGAGCGGATCCGAAAGCATCTGCTGCGGCCGCGGCCCTCGCCGCCAGCCTCTTCTGCTTCGCTTTCTCGGCATCCTCCGGAGTTCGGAACGCGCTGTGCCCTGCAAGGGGATCCAGCAGGATCCTGCGCGCTTCCCTGTATTCCCCTCCGCCCATGCCGATGCGTACCATCCACACCCGGAAGGAGTACTTCTCGTTCGTGTCATCCACGGCCTTGGCAGCGATCCGTTTCTGCCGCAGGGCTGCCGAGTTGATCCTCTCCGCAAGCTGCATGAAGGCCTTCGTCTTTTCCGGCTCATCCGCCTGCGGGAATCCCGTGAAGATGACTTTCTCAGGTGTCAGCACGAGGCCGGTCATGGAAGGCCCGCCGGTGCTGTCCTCATACATCCCGACTGCCCTGCGGAAGTCCTCTGCGGTGTAGAGATCCCCGGCTTCATCCAGGGCTTTCAGGAGGCCCGCGTTGATGCCGAAATGACCGCCCGTTGACCTGGTAAGGAGCTTCCCCCTGCTGTAGATGGTGTTCACGAGGTTCCGCAGGGTCTGTGCGTTGTGGCTGCCCGCAGGCAGGCTGATTGCAAGGTCGTAGATGGCATTGTAGTCATAAGGCTGTTCTTCCATGCGGTCCTCTACCTTCCCTGACGCACCTTCGCCCTCTTCGGTTTCTGCTTCCACGGCGGGTTCACCTTCCGGGACGGCCTCTTCTTCCACAGTAGTCTGCTCCTCTGCCTCAGTGGTCTGGTCTTCTGTGGTCTGCTTCTTTGACTCTGCGGCGTGTGCCTCAGTCGCCGGCGTCTCTCCGGCTTCGATCAGTCCTTCGTCGATCAGCGTCTGGAGGATCTGCCAGTCCGCTTTGTCCTCTTCGGCCGTGAGCCTGCCGTCCATCTCGATGGCGTAGTCCCCGACCAGGTAGGCGCACCTCGGGACGTATGTGTAAACCGCCTTTGTCCCTGTCAGTTCCTCCAGCCGCTTCTTTACGGCTTTCCTGTCATCCACTTTCTTTCTGAATTCCAGCATGTTCGTCTCCTTTCTTTCTGCGCTGCCTGCCGGACATCCCCGGTGCCGCCGGGAACCTTCCATCCCCGGTGCCGGCCTTCCGCAGGCGCTTGTCTTTGGGTAGTGTATTAATCACTCTGAACCACCGTATTATCAAGCGGAAAATGTGGGATTCTGCGCAGGTTCGGGATGTTCTGCGTAATGCACAAAATAGTCCAGCACAGACTGGCAGATAGTCACAGTCTTTGAACCACAACGTCGCTATCGTCACAGCCTGTGCCGGATGGAGCCGGAGCGCCGCACGGTCAGACGGCACCTTTTCCCGCTGCCCAGGCGATCCCTGAAAGCACGAAATAAACTATAGGCAAAGAAATCCCGTTGCCCCATAACTTGTACTCGGCGGCATCCGTGTGGGGATCGGCGAGCCATTTGCGGAGCTGCTTCTCCGTCTTCGGCTTCTTCCCGTTCATGGCGTTCCACGCGTCCCACACTCCCTTCCAGAACGCCATTTCCTCCGGCGACGGATCCGGGTCTGCAAGGCCCGCGCACCACCAGTCCGGGAAGCCCTGGAGCCTCGCGCATTCGACCGGGGTGAGCCTGCGGACGATGTACATGGGCTCCTCGTTCGGCATGTCGTTCAGGATCGGCGGGTCCTTGTAGTCCGTCGCCACAAGGGTGTTCGCCTGCTCCTTCGCGGGGTGCATGAAGAAGGAATTCTTGGATGTTGAGTAATGGCTGGCATCCTCCAGGGGTGCCGCCACGCAGTGCCGGTCCGCGGTATTGAGGGTGAACGCGACTTCCTCGTTGATGCCGCTTCCCTGCGGGCCGTTCTTTTCCTTCCTCCCAACCATGGAACCCTGCAGCGAATAGGCAGGTTCCGCGGATTCAGCCGGTTCCACAGGCTCCACAGGCGCGACGATGCAGATGCCCCCCTGGTTGCAGCAGGGATTACCTCCGCCCTGGTCAAGGGTCCGGCTCGTCTCCGCCTCGTAGAATCCTGCCTTCGGGTTGTCCGAAAGCATGGAGTGGGAACTCTTGCTGCACACGCCGAATGCCACCGGCTGGAACAGCGTCTGGTCATTGTGGGTGCCAAGTGTAGCAGATTTATTGACCTGCCGGATCGGGCCTTTCCCTCCTCCGGGGCAGCCTCCACGGATCTTAAGGGTCACAGGCTCCGGCTCTGCCACAAGCGGCTGCGTGTTCCCGCCGGTTCCGTAGCGTGCAGTGACCGTGGGGCTGTCCTCCAGGGGGCCGTCATAGCGGCAGTCCTGCGGATGGTTGTCAAAGAGCATTGCCGCCGGGACTACGCCCGCCCTCAGCGTAGGGGAGACTTCTTCCCCGTAGCCGATGCTCCGCGCCTTCGCGCTGTGTTCCGTGGAAAAGCCCGCTGCCTGGAGTACCTGTTCACCGGATCCTTCAGCCAAAGCGTCGGGCGGAACCGCCGCAGGATGCAGGACGGCAGGGTGGTTGCCGTGGTCCTGCGCGACCAGGGTGCCCGCATGCCCCTCCGTGACGGTGATCCCGCTGCTCCCCTGGGGGTTCACGCACACTTCGGTCACACGGGATCCGCCTCCTGAACCGCCTGCGCTTACTCCACTTCCAGCGTCAGGCCGCCCGCCTGCCTCTCCAGCGCCTTTTTCAGCACCTCCGGCAGCTCCTTCCCACGCGCGGAAGCCCTGCGGAGTATACCCAGACACGCCTTCGGACTCAAATAGTACTTCCGGGGCACTTCCTCCAGCAAAATCTGCGACAAGGTAGATCCTTGCGCGGCGCTGGGGGCAGGACCAGTATTGAGTGTCGAGAGTCCTGTAAGCCACGCTCCATCCGTCTCCCAGGTATACGTCCGCTTTAGGCCATCTGTAATTCTCAGGCGGAGGCACCTCGGCTCCTTCCTCCCTGACGCCGATGACGGCTTCGAGGACGGCCTTGAAGTCCCTTCCCCCATTGGAGGAGAGGGCCCCAGTAACGTTTTCCCACACGCAGTATCTTGGGTATCTGCCATTTGTCGCCTCCCTCATTTCCCTGATGATCCGGATCGCCTCGAAGAACAGGTTTGACCTCTGTCCTTCATGGATGCCGGCCCGTTTGCCTGCTATGGAAAGATCCTGACAATTGTGCACTGTGATCCCGTCTGCAATATAGCTGTTATCCTCTTCTACTGTCAGGTTGTACACAAGCTTCGTATGATGTGTCGGGATCACTTTTCTCACCCGATACCATCCGTGCAGGTCGTCGGTAAGGTGGACCCGCTTCCCATTCCGTGTGATTTTTACTTCATAGCAGTCGTTCTGGTTGACCAGCCGTCCTTCTATTACCCCGGTTTTTCTGACATTATAGAGATAGACAGTTGTCGAATACCCCTGCACTTCCGCAAGAAGCCGGATGCTCTCGGCAAGCTTTTTGCTGACCGTGCTGATCCTCCATGTTGTCTCTTTGCCCTTTACCTTGGACCCGTCAGAATCAATTAAACCGTTTAACAATGCCTGCCTGTATCCTTCCTGCATGCCGAAAACCCATCCCGGCATGGTTTTGCCGATTGCGTAACGACCGAAGTTATCCGTAAGCCATCCGCTCAGCACCTGGGAAACAAAAGAAAAACGCACGACACCTCTGTCATGCGCAACGCAATATCTATCTGATATTTTCCCGACTATGCTTTTCAGTTCGTCTTCCTTATCTTCGGAATCACAGATGAAAACCTTCCCGTAAGTTTCTCCTTCCGGCCTGTTGCTTCTCTGTCCATTACATACCCACCCATCCCCGAGCCAGCGTCCCACAAAATAGAAGAAGTCTTCAGACAACGTCGGCATAGCCTTCTGCCTCCATGATCCTGAATACACTGGTGACGCAATCGGAAGACCCTCTACGGCATTGGGGACTCCCCAAAAACCACCTTCCATTTCTCCTGCAGGTATCCAGTTCCTCTCATCTGTCAGAATCAGTTGGTTTCCTCTTTTCCCGTTTCCAAGAGATGGGTAGTATTTTTTTACTCCGCAAGAATATATAGGATGGTTTGGCGTGCACTCCAAGCCATAGTGATTGCCTTTCAGTATCACGGTCTCTCCAGGCTTTGCGCCTGACGCAGTAACCTTCTTCCATCTGCCCTTATGTGTGAGAACCTTTGTTCCGACTCCTATCTTCTCTATTGGAACATATCCCTCTTCTGTCAGCACCAGCGTCCCTGCCGGGAAGCAAGGCGAGCCAAATGTTATGATGTCCACAGGCTCCAGTTCGGATCCTTTGAGCTTCGAAACATCCCCATAGTGCTTCACCTGCGGCAGCCGCCTGTGGGTGACCAGGATTGGGAACGGCTCGATCTCGCTGGAAAAAACCGGCCTAATCCCGGCAAGGATGCCGCCTAAAGGAAAACCCCCGGAGCCGTCAAACAGGCTGCCGAGGGTCAGTGTTTTCTTTTCTGCCATTATACATTTCTCCTTCGCCGCGCAGGCCTGCCCGCCTCACACATACTCGACGCACCTGTCCGACTTCTGGAATACCCAGAAATATGAATGGAACTTCCTCGCGTGCTCCTGGTTCTTCCTCTGCCAGTCCGCGACCAGGCGGTTCTTTGCAAGCAGGATGAACAGGTCCTTCGGGTAGAATCCCGCCTCCACTGCCTGTTCCATCACGAACACATGGGAGAAGTACTGCTTCCCGCTGCTCACCTTGTCCTGGCATTTGAAGATCAGGATGCCGCCGGGTCCAGCACCCGGTATGCTTCCCGGATGGCGTCCCTGTACATCCTGTGCAGGCTCTTTTCATCCGGGTACACGCCGAAGCGCCGGTTGATCCGGTTGCTGCCGGTCCGGCCTCCTCCTTCCAGGCAATGGCCTTCAGCCATCCCCTGTCCTTCCGGCAAGGGCTGGCAGGCTTCCAGCGACGGGCCCTTCGCCGCGAGGAACGGCGGGTCGAGCATCATGCACGCTATGCTCCGGTCTGCAAGCGGGAGGTGCCGCGCGTCCGCCCTTGCGACGCCCCCAGCCTGCGGCCTTATGTCGAAACACAGTGCGGGGCGCCCTATGCCGGTGCCATCGTAAAAGGCTCCCGTGCTGAAGGTCGGGTCGCAATCAATCCTCCCTCCGGGCACATGGAGCCTTATGATGTCCTTTATGATCTGCGCCTGGTCATAGCCGGTGCTCTTTACCAGGCCGCGTGTTTCCGTCACTCCGGCTCCCGGGCCTCCGCCGTACCCACGTTGCCAGACACATCCCCGGTGTCCCCGAGAAAGCCGCCCGCATCAAAGAGGGGAATGGCGCCTCCTGTGATGGCGGGGAGCTTCCCGTCCCATGCGGATGCCTTTTTCATCTCGATCAGCTCCGGCGTCAGGCTCTCGCGGATGAGCCTGTTCGCTTCTGACTCCGCTTCCGCTGCGATGCGGGTCTGCTCGGCCTTCCCCTCGGCTTCGAGGATCCTGACCTGCTTCTTCGCCTCCGCGTCGGCGACCTTCGTCTCGTTCTCGATCTTCGCCTTTGCCTGCTCCTGGGCGGCGATGGACTTTGCCTGGATCGCGTCGTTGTACTTTTCGTCGAAGTCCATGTCGGGGATCGTCACCTTGCAGACGCGCACGGTCTCTTCCCCATACTTCCCGTCAAGTGAGGCGGCGAGCTTCTCCTGGACGAGCGGCTCGATCTTCGAGCGGTCGGTCACGTCCTTCGGGGAAAGCTCCACCATGGCGGACTTGACGGACGAGCCGACGAGCGGCTCCGTGATCAGGTGGTTCCTGTAGTCCGCCACGTTGGCGAATATCCACACTGAACGCTCCGGCAGGATCTGGTAGGTCACCGTCACGCCTTCCGCGTAGACCGGGGTCTTGTCGTCGGTCTCGCCCCAGATCTGGCCCTTCACGGTGAAGTCCTGCTGCTTGTTGTTCACGCGGCTCACGTCCTCCACGAAAGGCGCCGTGATGATCAGCTGCCCGCTCTGGACGGGCTTCTCATCAATCTGGCCGCATTTCGTGCGGACCCCGGTGTACCCCGTCGGGATGATGTGTACGTTGAAGGCCGCGAACAGCACGATGAGCACTGCCGCGGCCAGGATGATCAGGTTTTTAAACTGCCTTGCTGTCTTTGCGATCTTCTTCATATGGTGTTTATCTCCTCTTGTACACTTCACGTCCTTGCATTCATGTCCACTGGATTCCGGTCATACCGGCGTCTGTCACGCTGTCCCATGCTTTCCACGCTGTCCCGGAAGTATCAGCCCGCCTCCGGCTCGAAGGACGCCACCTCGTCGAACATCAGCTTCTGCCCATCGCGGATGACATAGACGTCGTCGTATTTGCCCCCGTTGTTCTCTATGGCGCGTTTGACGATCACGTCCACGAACTTCGGATCAAGCTCGATGCCCCTGCAGACGCGGTCCGTCTCCATGCAGGCGATGAGCGTGGAGCCGCTGCCGAGGAAGGGGTCGAGGACGATCCCGTTCGTCATGGTGCTGTTTTTGATGGGGTAGCCCATGAGCATCACCGGCTTCATCGTGGGATGCTCTTTGGATGACCTGGGCTTGTCGTATTCCCACACGGTCGTCTGCTTCCTGTCCGAATACCACTGGTGCCTGCCGCCCTTCTTCCAGCCGAAAAGGCAGGGCTCATGGATCCACTGGTAGGGCGACCTCCCCAGGACGAGGGAGTTCTTCTTCCATATGCAGCATCCCGAAAGGTAGAACCCGGCCTCTTTGAACGCCTTCCGGAAGTTCAGCCCCTCGGTGTCCGCGTGCCAGACATAGATGCTCCCGTCATCCGCAAGGTTCTCATGCATGCAGCGGTAAGCGGCAAGGAGGAAGCTGTAAAAATCAGAATCGGGCATGTTGTCGTTCATGATCTTCCCTGCCGTCTCTTCGACGTCTACATTGTACGGAGGGTCCGTAAGCACGAGGTTTGCCTTCTGCCCGTCCATGAGCCGTCCATATGTCTCCGGCCTGGTGGCATCTCCGCAGATGACGCGGTGCTTCCCGATCACCCACAGGTCGCCCTCCCTCGAAAACGCCGGCTGCTTCAGCTCCGATTCCACGTCGAAGCCGTCTTCCTTCACGTCCTTGTCGTAGATGTTGGAAAAGAGCGTCTCGATCTCCGCCTTCTCGAATCCCGTGAGGTCCGTGTCGAACTCCAGCCCCTCCAGGTCTTTCAAAAGGTCTGCCAGCAGTTCCTCGTCCCACTGGCCCGTGATCTTGTTGAGCGCGATGTTCAGCGCCTTCTCGCGGGTCTTGTCCACGTCGACCACGGCGCAGGGGACTTCTGTGTAGCCGAGTTCGACCGCCACAGACAATCTCTGGTGGCCCCCCACGATTGTCATGTCGGCGTTGACCACGAGGGGGTCCGCAAAACCGAACTCCTCGATGCTCTTTTTTATCTTCTCGTACTCTTTGTCGCCGGGCTTCAGCTTCTTGCGCGGGTTGTATTCCGCAGGCTTAAGCACCGACACGGGCAGGACTTTCAGATCTGCCGTCTTAGTTGCTGCCATCTTAGTTACTGCCATCCATCTCCTCCTTTGGCTGTCCATCATCCAGCGGGTGTGCTTCCCGCAGTTCCATTGCCCGGGCGCGGTTTTTCACCCGTTCCCACTGCATCCTTCGGAGCGTCCGTTCAGGAAGGCGCTTCTTCCTGTGCCTTTCGGCAAGCAGGGACTGCGCCCGGATCCTCCTGCGCAGTTCAGGATCCGTCACGGAAACAACATGCCTCCGGCCGCAGTAAGGGCAGGCGAAGTATGTGTATTCCAGGGCGTCCTCCCTGAGCACCTCAGGCTCCGGCTCAAATGCGCACCCGCAGCCGTCACATCTCACGTTTCTGGCATTCCTGGCATCCCCGACATTACCGCCATCCATCTTCATTCCTCCCCTGCCAGACAGGCTGCCGCCATTCACAGGTCCACGTTTTCCGAAATGCAGCAGGCCATGCCGTGCGCATTGCAGAATGCCCTGATCCTGAGCTTCAGCACGTTGTCCTTCGTGTATTCCAGGAGGAACCCGCCCATGCCGTGGCTCACGCACCTCTTCATGTGGGACTGATACCATTCGGACTGCTTCTTCTCCTGATTTCCGAACTTCCCGGTGCCTTTGTAGCTGGTGATGAGGGAGAAGACTTCCTCCTGGGTAACGCCGTCCACGCACCCGCAGGAACCGCTGCCGCCTTCTTCCACGATGAACGCGCCAGTAAAGCCCGCCGCCTTCGCTTTTGACAGCATCTTTTCAGCATTTCCCCTCACTGAGAAGGCTCCTGCCTGGACCCGGTAAACGCCGGCAGCCTGGAGGACCACGGCATTGATCCCTCCTGCCTCAGCTTCCTTCTGCCTGCGTTTTGCGTTCCCTTCCACGCTGAAGGCGCCGAGCTGGACCTTGTACAGGGCCTTTCCTCCGTCATTGTCCATGAGCTTTCCGAGGAAGGAACTCCCGCCGTTCACCATGACATAGCCTCCGAGGGCTTTGATCCTGCCCAGGACGGACTTCACCGCGTTGTACATCGCGGAGGAAGGGTACTCCTCATAAACATCGAGGTTGTCGATCCACCAGCCGTCGAATCCCTGGGCTTTGACAGCCCTCGCCCTGTCCACGCACCAGTCTCTCGCGGCGGCCTTCCTGAGGTCCAGGTACCTTTCATGGGGCCAGTCATCAAGCTTTTTCAGGCAGTACGGCTTCAGGGCTTTGTAATACTCCCTCTCGTCAGACACGGATCCGCAGGAAAGGTATCCGAGCACGGTGTATCCCGATGCCTTCAGCGCTGCCACCTCCGCCTTCGTGTAATCCTCCGGCTCGATGGCAAGGAGCGTCCTGCCCTGCGCTTTCCCGAGTTTTGCTGCCGACACCTTCGTCGTCAGCGATACGATATACTTGTCCATTTGAACCTCCTCTGCCCGGTTTCTATCCTGTGTTCCACTCCCGTCCGGCATCCGCCTAACAGATCCCTGCATTGCTTAACACCTGCAAGGGCGGTACCCGGAGAGAAATACCGGGATCTGTCCCATATATCCCAGGGGATTCAGGAACCAGTGAAACATAGTCCGCAGTAATCCCGTATTTCAGGAGGATATAAAGCAGTACTGCTACGCATGCGGCCAATATGATCAGCGCAAATATTGAAATGCCAGTGAGGACACAGCATTCTGCTTCGAAGGCAGCTGCCGGACTCATTTTCCAAGTCCTTTCGCCCGTCCTTATGATTGATCCCCTGCTTCTGCACATGCCGCACCTCCTTCACATCCGCCCTTCTGCTGATGATCTTCACTTCCTGAACGTCCTGCTCAGGTTCCCTTTGCTACAGGACAGCTTCATCGTCCCAGGCAGGCAGTCGATGTAAACATCCCCGTTTTCGTGGTTCCTTGCGACCACGGCTCCCACGGCTTCGAGGCGTTTCCTCGTAGTCCCGCGCCCGGACCGCTCCGCATGGTGGTAATTGCTGAAGGCCACACGAGGCCTGACGGCCCTGCAGATGGTCTCGTTGCACGCATTCGCATCACCATGCCACTGGCACTTCATGATGTCCGCCTTAAGATCCTTCAAGCTCTTCACGAGGAGGTTATTCCCCTCGTTCTGCAAATCGCCAGCGGAGTGGTACACCCACCCGTTGAGCGTCACGCGCAGCACCACTGACTCGTTGTTGATGAAGTGATGGCTGTCGTGTTCCTTCAAAGAGGCGGCAGGGCACTGGTACACACACCTGAAATGCATGTTTCCGATGGAGAACTCCGTCCCCGCCTTGACGTAATGCCCGGCCGCCTTTTTATACTGGCTGCGGAGCGCGTTCCCGTAGGTCTTCTGGTATTTATCCACCTCAGCAGGATCGGGGACATAAATGTCCTTCACCCCGAACTCCCTGACCATCGCGCTGGTGCCGCCGTAATGGTCTCCATGGGCGTGGCTGATGATGATGGCATCAAGCTTTCTCACGCCGAGCGCCTTCAGCTTCCTGATGACATTCGCCGACGACTTGTCCATCGCAGTGTCGATCAGCACCGCATGCTCGACAGTCTTATCATCATCACCGTACTCAATCAGCGCCGTGCAGTCCCCGTACTGGCTGGATTCACTGCCAGTATCAAAGAAGGCAAGCGCCGCGATCCTGATGCGGTGCGGTACGGCAGGATTCTGGTTATCCACAGTCTCCTGGTTATCCACAGCCTCCTGCACTGTCGGCGTCCCGGAAGATTCTGCGGGATACTTCGGGCGGATGTACCCGTGGATCGTCCTGCCTGCCCTCACGCGCCGGTGCACCCCGCCGTCCCGGTACTGGCCGGAAATGTTGTAAGTCCCATCAATGGCAAGCTCCGTGTGGTTGGGCGTCCCGGATCCGTAGAGCACGATGTCGCCGGCCTTGATTCCAGTGCTCCCGCTGTGCCAGGTGCCGAGCTTCTTCGCGTTGCTTTTCAGGCTTGAGCAGCCCGTGCTCCCGCGCCCGATCAGGTCGATGTAACCTGCCCGCCAGAAGCAGGAGATGACCGTCTCGGAGCAGAGGGAATCCTTATCCGTCCGCAGGCGGATGCCGCCCACAGCCTTCGCGTATTCGTTGAAATCGGCGACGATATCCTTCCTCGCGGTCTTTGAGTCGAGGTATTTCCCCATGCAGCCCAGGACTTTCTGGAATCCCACGGGCTCCGGAGCGGTGCTGGTGGAGCCAGGCTCCACAGACGAACCGGTTCCTGAGGACGCGTTGGTTCCCGCAGATGAAGCCGGCACTGCGGAAGCCACAGCCGCCTTCATAATCTTCGCATTCGGGAATCCCGCCGCCCGGACCTGCTCCAGGCGCTTCTTCGCGTTGGCCCCGTTTGCAAACGCACCGCACTGCACCTTCCAGAAGAGGCCGTCCTTCACGCATGCCACGGAGATGTCCTCCTTCAGCTTCCCGGACTTCCTGCGGCTCCTGACCGCCGCTTCCACTGCAGCCTTCATCTTCTGCGCGTTCGATTTAGACAGGTACGCGCCGACCTGCACCTTATACAGGGTGCTCATGCTTTCACCTCCGTACACACGATCACGGCATTGACCTTCTTCTTCCTCGCCCTGGACGCTTCTGCCTGTGCCTCCGCTGCGTTCCCGAATGCTCCCAGGCGCACCTTCCACAGGCCGCCGTCCTTCACAGCCGATGCGTTGAATCCCGCCATACGCAGCTGTTCCACGCGCTTGTCCGCGTTCTTCTGCTTTGCAAAAGCACCGAACTGGACGGCATACACAGTTTTGGTCTGTCCTGCTGCACTGGCTCCATCTTCCGCCGCTCCGGAATCGGATCCTGATGCACTGGAGGCACTGGATGCTGCGGAACTGGCAGGCGTGGTATGTGCGTACCTGTCGTAGTACGCCTGCCCGAAGGCAGCCCTGCGCTCCTTCACTTCCTTCCCCTGGTTGGCGGGCTTCTCATAGCCGGTCAGTACCGCGTCGGACGCTTCCCGCACGCTCGTGGCTTTCTCCAGCTTCTCCAGGACTCCGCTGTAGTTCCCCCGCAGTTCCAGGCACAGGAAGGAGAGCTGCATGTGCATGTCGTCGATGGGCACGGCCTTTCCGCCCGCGTATCCGCCTTTCGCGTAGTCCAGCAGGGCCTTCTTCCTCGTGTGGAACGTCCACTGGGCGAGGCCGTATCCCGCCCCGTCGTTCACGAAGTTCATATACGAGCCGTTGTCCACAGCGGCTGTGTATCCCTTGTCAGTCACCCCCAGGCGCTTTTCGAAGACGTTCTGCAGGTTGTTGGGACGCAGGGCGGACTCCGCATAGAGGTTCCCCATGATGCCGGCAACGGCATAAGGGCCCATCCCTTTCGCGGACAGGAATTCCCAGATGGCCTTCTCCCGGTCCGCTTCCTCGTTGCCAATCAGCGCGGCTGCGGCAGTGTTCGGTTCTTCCACAGGCCTGTCCGCATCCTCCCCGGCAGATCCTGCTGCAGCAGAACCATCTGGCTCAGCGGACCCGGCAGAACTCTTCGCAAGCTCCGCGTTCACTGCGTCCGCAAGCTTCCCCATGCGCCCATAGAGCCAGTCTCCCGGACACGATTTATTTGCAAACCACCGGTGGACTGTGAGCACCATCTCGCCGTCCTTCGGCTGGTAGGCGAGCGCCGTCTTTTTATCCCCGAACCAGATCAGCCGGTCCTTGCCGTACCTCCGGCAGATGTCCGTGCAGAGCGCCACAAGGGATGCCCACACCCTGCTGTTCATCGTGTACGGGGCCGACGTCCCGCTTGCGCACTCGATGGTGATGGCCCTGTTGTCGTTGTCCGCGGAAGAACTGCACCACGACTGGTTCTTCTCGTCCACATACAGCCCGATCTCGCCGTCCGTCCCGATGCCATAGTTGGACGATGCCTGGTAAGAACTGCGGGCAAATAAACTGCCGCACTGCTTCGCGGTCAGCTGCCCGACCATGCAGTGCGGCGTGATCCGCGTCACCTTATATGCCCTCGCCCCCGAGTGGTTCGGGGAGGGGACTGATACTGTTGCCAGCCTGCTGTTGCCCATGCTTTATCCTCCATCATTCCTTCACTGTCATGCTATTCATCACTTCCAGACCTTCATCATCAGGTTTTCCCACGCCTGCATGTCACCAATCTTCCGCTTCCGCTCCGGCTGGTTCTGTTTTCACCGCCCGCCCTTTGTTGGCGCAGGCATGGGAGCAGTACTTCCGGGTGTATGAGTATTCCCGGCTTGCGAGGAATTCCTTCCCGCATGTGGGGCAGACGGCGACCCTCGTCGACTTCCAGTTCTCCGGCTTCGGGTGGCTGTGGTGGTAGTCCATGCGGCACTTTGCCGAGCAGAACTTCCTCGGCCTCCCGCGCCCGCTTGTCTCGAAGACCTCCCCGCAGACCGGGCAGACCCGCACGAGCGGTCTTGAAAGGTACTCGTAGCTGTTCCTGCCCGTTGCCTTCATCATGCCGAGGAGCCTCGCCATGTCCTCATTCCTTACATCGGCCAGTCTGTCCGCTTTTGCGTCTGTTCCCCCTGCAATTCTCACATCGGCCATGGCCCGTTCCCTCCCCTTCCCCTCTGCCGCCGTGCGGAAGCTTCCACAGCCGCCCGCAGGCCGTCACGCTTTTTCATCGTTTTTCTCCCTGAAATCCGCATTATTGACTCCATTTCGCGACAGAAGCCGGTCCCGAAAGTTTGCAAATCCCATAATGCACACGAAAATAAGTTCAAAAACCGTGCCCCATTGAAAAAGGCCGGGATGCATCGCTGCTCCGGCCCTTTCCTTCGGTCCTGTCCTGTTCCCAGCCATTCCTCCGCGTCCTGGAAACCATCCCATCCAGGCACAGAGGGCGCAGTTTTATGCGGTTTCCCGCAGTTTCTGCCTTCCTTCGCAAGGGTGCCTGCGGCACCGCCGTCCACAGCGGCGCCCTTCTGCTTTCCCCATATCGCGTCAAAACCACAGCTCCCATTTCGCGCCGAAAATCCGCAGGTTCTAATTTGCGGAAATATGCGTGAAGGGGGGCGGCGGTCTGTACGTCTGTTCGGCCGGAAGATATGACGCTGGCCGGAGGGGGCCTACCACATGCGGGTGCGGGAGGGATGCCCGCATACGCCATGCAGGTTCCGGTTGTGCACAATTGGATTCTGATCTCCTTCAAACACTGCTTTTCCGCTGTTTTCCAAAAAGGCACTTTTGTCGCGACATGGGCATTTACGGCGCATTATGGAGGGGAATTACGGCGCGAAATGGGGCTGTTTACGGCGCGAAATGAACCGCCCTGAACCTGCATCTTGTGTCTTTCGGACCTGCATCTTGTATGCCACTGTCTGCCTACAAACTCTTCAACTCTCTCCTTGAATCCCCCTCTCCAATCAGGTATAGTTAAACCATCACTGAAGAAAGGAAGGTGCAGGACATGAGCACTCTTGAACAGACCGTTTCAATGCTGGAAGCCCTCCCGGAAGAAGACCTGAAAGCCATCCACGATATCACGTATCGTTTTTACATCCACGCCCGCAATCCTTTTGCTCCCCTGACAAAAAAGCAGATCCTCCAGGATCTTGCAATCTCCAGGGAACAGGCAGCCAACGGGGAGTTCATGGATTTTGATGATGCGATCAGGGAGATAAGGGAAAAATATGGTCTCTAAAGTTGTTATCACCAGGCGCGCCCAGGAGCAGTTGGATGACTACGTCCTGTACGTCCTGCTCGAAAAAGGGAATGCCCAGGCTGCCGGAAGCATCCTTGATGACGCCGAGCGTACAAAGGCCTCCCTGCTGAATGTTGCGGAAAGCCTCCGCTATTGCGAGGACGAGGATTTAAAGGCCCTGGGATACAGGAAAATCCTCTTCATGTCCCACGATTACCTGTTCATCTACCGCGTCATTGGATCCACGGCTTACGTTGACGCCACATACCACCAGCTGCAGGACTATGAAAACCTGTTCAGGACAGAGGTCTTCTGATTGTTCAGAAGGCCTTTTCCTGTCCCTTCTCCTCCGGATCTGCGTCCTTGCTTTGATCACCTGTGCATCTCCCTGTGCCGCCTCCTGTCCCACTCCATCGCCGCGAACACGGCAAGGAGAGTGACAAGGAAGACCACGGCGAACAGCGCCGGCACCCAGAAGGGCGCGAGGACGATGTTCCATCCCCAGCTTACCACGCCGCAGAGCTTGAGGACGACAAAGGCGACGCCGAGCAGTCCCAGGACGCCCACGCCGCCGCTTGCGCTTACCGTTGTTCTGTTTGCATTCATCTGGCTTTGTGTCCTCCTCCCTGCTTCCATATGTCTGCGTCATGCCTGTACATCCGAAGCACGCATCCACGCCCTCCTGTTCCAGGCACGCATTGTCTTCCTCTCATGCTCCTGCGCAGTCTCTCCGAGGCCTGAGCTATACTCGATCCTCTCTTTCGAGAACAATGTAACCGCCCCACATTCAGGGCACTGGATCTCTGCCCCGTGATTGCTCATAAGGAGCAGCGGAGTGCCACCGCAGAACGGGCACGGCTTTAAGCTGTCTGCTAAATCCATTGCTTCCCTCCATCATCCGGACTGCCCCTTGATATATCCCGCGATCATTCCGATTCCTTCGTACACCTTTGTGCTTTTGTACACCTGTGTTCCTCCGCCGGAAACCGTACCGCAATCCGTAGATGAAGCCGGGACTTCCACGACCAGGGCGGGTGCCTGCATGATGCCAAGGCTGTCCGCATACATCATGCCGGGATCCGTGTCAGCAAAAATGACGCGGTACCTTATCCCCGCTTTGTCCAGCATCTTCTTTGCGGCCTTGCAGTTCGGGCATGTCCTGGTTGCGACGAGCACGGCTTTCTTCTGGTTCTCCGGGTAGTCCTTATCAGCCGGGATTCCGGCATCCCCGTTTTCCACAGTGGCGTGTCTGTCCGTAGCGGTGTGTCTGTCCACAGTGGAATTCCCAGCCACTGTTTCGGTCTCAGTCAGGTCTTCCAGGCTGACTTCTCCCCTGACCCTGACCTTAGCCATTACCTTGCCCTTCACCGTCCCCGTGACAGGCCCATCCAGCCTGTCTTCCGCATAGGTGACGCGCTCCCTGAACTCGGATGCCTTGCCGTCGTTCCAGTTACGGAGCGGCCGGTAGTATCCGGTGATCCGGGAGTAGACTTCCGCTTCCCTGCCGCATTCCGGGCAGGTGAAATGCTTCCCGGGTATGTAGCCGTGGATCTCGCATACCGAATATGTCGGCGTCAGCGTGTAATACGGCAGGCGGAAGTTCTCGGCGATCTTGCGCACCAGGTCGCGCGCGGCCTTCCAGTCCCTCAGCTCCTGCCCGAGGAATCCGTGGAACACGGTGCCGGAGGTGTAGAGGACCTGCATGTCGTCCTCCAGCTCCAGCGCGTCAAAGATGTCGTCGGTAAAACCGACCGGAAGGTGGGTGCTGTTCGTGTAGAACGGTGCTCCTCCATTCTTCTCCGCCGTGATGATGTCCGGGAATTCCTCCACGTCATGCTTCGCGAAGCGGTACGTCGTGGACTCGGCAGGCGTCGCCTCAAGGTTGTAAAGGTCCCCGTACTGCTCCTGATAGTCGGACAGGCGGTTCCTCATATGGTTCAGGACGTCCAGAGCGAACTGGTGTCCTTCCTTCCCCGTGATGTCCCCGTCCAGCCAGGTGGCATTCTCGATTGCCTCGTTCATGCCCACGATGCCGATGGTGGAGAAGTGGTTCTCGAAGGAGCCGAGGTACCGCTTCGTGTACGGGTAGAGGCCGCCTTCCATGAGGCCGGTGATGGTCCTGCGCTTGATCTTGAGCGACCTCGCCGCAAGGTCCATGTAGTGGTCGAGCATCACATAGAAGTCTTCCTCGGAGCCTGACAGGTATGCCAGGCGCGGCAGGTTCAGGGTGACCACGCCGACGGAGCCGGTGCTTTCACCGGAGCCGAAGAAGCCGCCGCCCTTTTTACGCAGCTCGCGCAAGTCGAGGCGGAGGCGGCAGTTGTGGGTGACCAGCCCGCAGGGAAGGGTGAAGTAAGGCTCGCTGTCATCGAGCACTTCAAAGCAGTATCCGATATGGGAGCCATTTTCCACTTCGGAAATGCTCTGGATCCGGAACCACATGTAGCCGTCTTCTTTCACATACACGTCGCCATAGGACTTCTGCCCGTTGTCAACGCTGTATGGCCTGATGGAGTATACAGGATTGTCAGAAAGTGTAGTGGTGCTGTCCCTGTCATCCATTGAAATCCTGGAAGGGATGCCCATCGACATCAGCATGGCCGCCATGGATTCCACAGCCTTCTTTGATGCCGAGTAGATCCTGTTCTTCGTCCCGCCGTCGGTCCTCCTGTATCCGTCCAGGATCCCTTCCCGGAATGCCAGGGATTTCCCGATGCACTTGGGGTTCAGTTCCTTGCTGAGGGCCTTGCCTGAGACGTATTCCTCGATCAGCCCCCTCAGCATCCGCGAGTACACGGTCACGTTGACGCAGTGGTTTTTCAGGTCATTGATTGCCACTTTGCCGCCATACCTCCCCTCAGCCAGCTTGATGATGTCTGCCATCAGGCCCGCCTTCGATGTACGGTTCAGGGAGAATGTAATTCCGTTAGCTTCCCGCAGGCTTCCATCACCCATGAACGCGCCAACCATCAGGCCATCGTCATAGCTAAGCCCGGAACCGTCAAAGGGAACGACGTTGAAGGGAAGGTAATCGCCCGCCGTAAGCTCGTCTGTCCGCTTAATATCATTTCCCAAAACAAGGTTTGCGTGGGAAGCGGACAGGACAACTTCATGCCCGTTCACAGTCCTGATCCTGTAAAACCTCTGGTTATCGTACCGATGGATCCTCGCCCTTTTCGTTTCCCCGTTCAGGATGACCTCATAAGTCTTTTCCCGCCTTCCGTTCCTCTCGCATGCCTTATACAGCGATTCGATGGGGCTGATGTGGAATTCACGTGCGTAGTCATCCCTGACAAGGACCTTCTCCTTCCCATGGAGCGGGCACATGGCCCTCACATCGGACGGCTTCATGTCGGAGCTGACGTAGTTGGAGTAATACGGCGTGCCGTACTTCGCCGTCATCTCGAACAGGAGCCTGTTGTTTTCCGTATCGCTCCAGTCGAAGTCGTTCGTGATGGAGTAGGTAGGGATCGGGTACTGGAAGCCCCGCCCGTTGGCGTCCCCTTCGAGCATAATCTCGATGAACGCCTTATTGACCATGTCCATTTCCTTCTTGCAGTCGCCGTAGGTGAAATCCATCTCCTTTCCGCCCACGATGGCGGGGAGGTCTTTCATGTCAGGCGGGCATGTCCAATCCAGCGTCACATTGGTAAACGGGGCCTGGCACTGTCCGGAGATAAAAACCTCCCCGTCCGCGCTTCTGAAAACTGCCGTCCCGTTGTCGTCGTTCGGGCACCATACAATGCCCTTGTAGGGGATTTCGGTTCTCGTTGAGGGCTGGACGTTTTCTGTCTTGCGGATTTTTACGTAATTCGCTTTCCTGGTATGGTGCTTGAAAGAGGTATACCCGGCACGGAGGGCGATATGCTGGAGCGCGTCAGCGATATCGTCGTTGTCGTACTGCAGCATGAATTTCTCATCCCTCCCATCGTATCTTGACCAGGCGGCAAGGAATACCTCCGAGCAGTCCGCGCTCATCCTCGTAAACTTCGGATGGATGCTCTTTTTCGTTGTACCCACAAGCTCGACGATCGCCCTTGCGCTGTCCCCGTAGAAACTGTACTTGTTCACAGGGCTTCCGAAGCCGCCAGTGAGTTCCTTCCTGGTGTACTTAAAGCCAAGGATGCCGGAAAGCTCCTCGATTTCTTCATTGCCTTCCCTGTTCGGGGACTTGTAAATGCAGACTTTATGCACGCTCCCGCCTCTCATGTCGATACTGCCGTCGGTATATACAATTGCGGCGAAGGCAGCTTCTGCCTCCGTGATGCCCTTTTCCCTGGCGGTAATGCTGCTGCCATGGAACCTGACAGGAAGGTAATACGGCGTCTTCACGCCGAATATGTCCTCCGAACGGCGGATAACGTACTGGTCAAGGTTATGCTTTTTGCAAAGCACCCTGTGGTCCGGGGTAACCGTCTGGCTGTATCCGCGCGCCCTGTACTGATGCAGCACTCCGTTATGTTCCTTTACAACGATCTCGTTAAGGGGGCACAGCTCAAGGGCGCCATTTTTCCAGGTGTAGATATTCTCCCCCTTCTTAAGGTCGTTGTAATGCTTCCAGCCTTCCTCGGTCAGGATTTCAGTTGACGGCGGTACGCACCCCCATCTCGAAGGCGTGTTGACGCCGTAGATGAAGGACTGGATGCACTGCTTCACCTCCTGGTATGTCAGGTGGTCCGCCCTGACGAACGGGGCGAGGTAAGTGTCGAAGGACGAGAACGCCTGCGCCCCTGCCCACTCGTTCTGGAGGATCCCCAGGAAGTTGACCATCTGGTTGCAGAGCGTCGACAGGTGCTTTGCCGGGGCGGACGAGATCTTCCCGGGCACGCCGCCAAGCCCCTCCTGGATCAGCTGTTTCAGGCTCCATCCCGCGCAGTACGGAGTCAGCATCGACAGGTCGTGCAGGTGGAGGAAGCACTGCCTGTGCGCCTGGGCGATGTCCTCGTCATAGACCTCGGACAGCCAGTAATTCGCCGTGACCGCCCCTGAGTTCGACAGGATCAGGCCGCCGACGCTCAGAGTGACGGTGGAGTTCTCCTTCACGCGCCAGTCCTTGTTCGCCCCTGTGTACCCCTCGATCAGCTTTTTGTAGTCAAGGAGCGTCTTCTTCGCCTGCCGGGTCTTCCCATGCTGGCTGCGGTAGAGGATGTATGCCTTTGCCGTCTCCGGGTATCCCGACTTCATCAGGGCCGCCTCGACCCTGTCCTGGATCTCTTCCACAGTGGGGATGGATTCCCGGCTTCCCCTATCAGTTCCTCCTGCAGGCATAGTGTCCACAGTGGTTGTATCCGCATCGGGACCTGCAGTACCGTTGCCGCTTCCCTGCATCCCGCTGAGGAGCAGGATCACGATGGCTTCGGAGACGCCCTCCACATGTTCCGCATCGACCTCTCCCGATGCCCTGAATGCTTTTGCGACGGCATTCTCGATCTTCGACCTGTCAAAGTCCACGACCCTTCCGTCGCGCTTTTTTATCTTCCTGATGTCCATATCTTCGTCTCCGTTTCTCACTCTGTCCCGCTTCTCCTGCTGCATTTCGCCCGTCCTGCTTCTCCTGCCGCGTTCCATCTGTCCCGCTTCTTCTGACCGAATCGGATCCGCTCTCACCGCTGCCACGTCGTCGGGATGCAGGTCGCAGGATGCAGGACGCAGCTGGGCCGTCAGTACCTGTACACGGGGTGCATGTCCTGCGCCCCCGTCTTCATGCTGTGGTGGGAATGGCAGAGCGCCTGCCAGTTGCCCTCGTCCCAGAAAAGCTCCGGGTCTCCGCGGTGCGGCACGATGTGGTCCACGTCGGTCGCCTTCACGTACTGTCCCTGCCGATAGCACTCCACGCACAGCGGATGGGCTTCAAGGTACCGCTTCCTGGCTTTCTGCCAGCGGCTCCCATAACCCCGCTTAGATGCAGAGCGGTTCTCTTCCGGGTGCAACTGCTTATGTTTCTCACAGTATCTCGTCCCAGCATCTACCAGTTCCGGGCATCCCTGATGGCGGCAGGGCACTCTCGGTTTCGTAGGCATCGTCTTACACCTCCCACGGCAGCCCGGCCTTTCCGAAGTGGCCGTAGGCGCTTACCCTGTTGTAGTCCACGTCCAGAAGTCCCATCTTCTCGATGATGCCCCTCGGTGTAAGGTCGTAAGATCTCCTCACCCAGGCTTCAATCTCATCGGTTCCCACAGTTCCCTCGCCTCCCGCGGCTCTCTCGGTCCTCTCGATCCTCTCGATCCCGAATGTGTCCACGCTGATTCCCACGGGCTCCGCCACTCCGATGGCGTATGCGAGCTGGACTTCGCACCTGTCGGCGTAACCGGCACGCACGATGTCCTTCGCGATCTTTCTCGCCATGTAAGCCCCGGACCTGTCGACCTTGGAGGGATCCTTGCCGCTTAATGCCCCGCCTCCGATGTGTCCCACGCCCCCGTAGGTGTCGCAGGCGAGCTTGCGGCCCGTCACGCCGCAGTCTGCAAAAGGGCCGCCGATGACGAACCTGCCCGTCGGGTTGACCAGCTTTGCGAAGTCATGGTTTAAACCGTACTCCGATGCCGCCAGCACCATCATGACCTCGATGATGTGGCGGAAGTCCTCCACTTCCACGTCAGGAGAGTGCTGGACGCTGCACAGAAATGTCGTGATCCTGCCGCTGTCGTAGTCGAAGCTGACCTGTGCTTTCGCATCGGCACGGAACATCCCGCTCGGATAGCTCTTAAGCATCTGCAGGAACTTCGTAGCAACCGCAAAGGGGACCGGCAGCATCTCCGGCGTCTCGTTTGTCGCGTAGCCGTACATGATGCCCTGGTCTCCCGCGCCGCCCTTGTCCACGCCGAGGGCGATGTCAGGAGACTGGCGGGTGACGAGGATCCCGATGTCGGAGCCGTTGATGCTGTAATCCAGGCTTCCCCGGCCTCCATTATGGCCTCCCGTGCTTCCACCGTATCCAGCTCCCCGGCTGTAGATCCCCCCGAGCCTCTCACGCCCAATCCTGTCAAACACTGACTCTACGAGTGACCTGTAGTCCGGCTTGTGCGTGCTCGTCAGCTCCCCGGCGATCGTGATGTGCTCGTCCTTCACGAGGACTTCCATCGCCACGCGGCTGCTTTTGTCATGCTTCATACAGTCCGTCACGATGGCGTCCGCGATCTGGTCACAGATCTTGTCCGGATGCCCGTCCGATACCTGCTCACATGTAATGATCCTGCCCATAGGATCCTCCTCTCCTCTGAAGCTTTCCACATATCTGCTTCATCCTGCGGCGCACTGTATTATTCGCTTTCAGCCTCAGGCCGTTCATCGCTCTCTGCATCCGTACTACGCGCCACTTCCGTTCCGCTGCCCATTTCCGTTCCGCTGCCCACTTCTTCCTCGAACACGACGACTGCCATGGGAATCATATCCCTTCTCGTGGACAGTGGATAAATGCTCCCGATGCGCCAGCCCGGATGTGTATCAAGCCATCTGTTAAGATAGTCCTCAAAATCTTTTCCGGAATTGATGCGTCCTACTTTAACCATCTGCATCTGATCTCTCCTCCTTCTCTACGGGCTTCCCAACCACACTGCTGTCCCACCCTGGCTACTGCTCCTGCACCTGCTGCGCCATTTTCCCCACAGTCTGCTGCTCCTGTGTCTCCCACAGTCTCCCATAGTCTGCCGCTCACAGTTGAACCTATAAAAACAGCTGCAAACCTGCGGCGCATACATCTGGCACATGTCTCATCCGTATATCCTTCCCACATGCCCTATATATGCCCTATACGCATCCATTTTTTTCTTTGTTGCTATTTGTTGCTATAAAAAACCTTAAATATCTATAAAGAAAGTAAAAATAGAAAAATAGGGTTTTTGCTTGCCACTTGTCGCAACCAGCAATAATTAACGGTTTTTCAATTATTATTAAGCGTGTGGAAAACCACCTGTTGGAAACTGTGAGAAACTGTGGAAATTGTCAAACTCCCTTGATTTTACTGCGTTTCACGGCATTTCACGGCAAATCTGCCCGTCTAATCATCATCTCAAAAGCGCCAAATATAGACGTTATTACGTTTGCCGATGTGTTGCAGGTCTGTTGCTGATATGTTGCCGGTCTGTTGCCGGTCTGTTGCGGCTTCTGCGCCCTCATGACCGCTTTTGAACGGCCTGAACCAGCCCCTGTCGCCGCTAATTGCCGCCAAAACAGATCCTCACCATCATTCCAAAAACGGGAATTCACCCTTTTCAGCCAGCAACGCCGCCTTGAGCTGCGCGTCGCTTTCCGGGTCGGTCCCCCTCTCCTGTTTCAGGAAGCGGCACCCGATGAACATTGGCGTGGCGGACCCGCTCCCGTCGGCAGGGCGCTTCTTCTGGACAGGGAAGAACCTCTGCATGGAGGTCTTGAAATTGGCCCGGCTCTCAGGCCGGTAATTGTTGTCCTCGCACCACGTGGTATACAGCGTGTATGCGGCGCTCGTCCTGACCTCGTAGGTCTCCCCCTCTTCCATCCAGGCCTCGACGAACTGCCCGATCCTGTCAGACTCCTCCTGGTAGTCCCTGATGGCGTCGGTCACTGCCTGCGGCTCGGCAAGCTTCTCCTCCCTGAACCTGCGGTATCCCTCATAGCACCAGTTGAAGATGCCGGACAGGTTATCCGGCCTCGCGAAGAACTTCTTAAGGTCTGTGTCCTGCTCTTCCTCCGGGAAGTGCCTCTTGAACGGGATGATCTTGAGGCGCTTCGAGTCGAACAGCGTCATGTCCGTCACTGTCGGCCTGTAGTTCGTGTTGATGAAGATCTTGAAGTTCGGGCGGAAGTCGAAGCTGTTCTCATGCAGGAACCGCGCGTTCAGCGTGTCGTTGCCTGTCATCCTCTTGACGAGAGCCGCGTTGAAGGAGATCCTCTTCTCCGGCTCCGAAATGTTGACGAACCTCGCCCCGGCAAGCCTTGCGATCTCCTCAGACGGGCCGGACGAGCTGGCATTCCCGAACTTCGCGGACAGCATCTCCGGGTTCGAAGTCTTCCCGTAGTCGCCCACGATTTTGAGGAACGTCTCCATCGTGGTTCCCTTCCCATTGCGGCTCGTCGCGCCGAACAGGATGAACAGGCATTCCAGGGACGTATCCCCCGTGAGCGCGTACCCCAGGGCTTTCTGCAGGTACAGCGCGATGTCGGCATTCCCGAGCATGACTTCCTGCACGAACTGCTCCCACCTGGGGCATGACGCGCCCGGGTCATAATCGATCCCGGAGATCATCGTCAGGAAGTCTGCGGGGTCGTGCCCCCGGAATTCGCCGGTCTCCAGATCCAGCGTGCCGTTCCGGCAGTTGAACAGGTAGATGCTCCTGTCAAACACCCTGTGGGCGACCGGGTGGACGGACTTCGCGTCTTCGATCATCGTCCTCCGGTTCTTCCTGAGCTGGAGCTTCTGCACCCTCTTGATGTAACGGTTCCTGACGTCCTCGTCCTTTATCTGCAGCGCGAACATGTACAGGCTGTTCGCCAGCTTCTTTGCCAGCTCCATGACCGCGAGGCCGCCCTCGTCGGGCCTCCACGCCTTCCCATCATAGACATACCAGATGCCCCGGTCGCGGTCGAACCTGGCGATCGGCTTGTAATAGTCTGCAAAGGCGTTCCCGATGCCGATCTCGTCCCTCTGGTAGCGCGGGTTCGTGTGCGGCTGCATCTCCTCCAGCGTGAGCTTCACATGGGATGTGTCCGGCTCGAAGTCAGGCTTATCGCCCTTCCTGCCCTTCCTCTTCCGGCGGCGCGGGCCTGTGCACGAGCTGTCCGGATCGTCCAAGTCATTGGGACCATCGGTGTCATCCAGATCGCCAGCATCGAAGTCATCCGGATCATCAAAGTCATCCGGATCTCCCAGATCAGCAAAGTCTTCCTCAGGGGCGCTCACTTCTACAGGCAGGTAAATGGTGCTGTTCGTCGCCACGGCATTCCGGATCGTGATCTGGCCGTATGCGGCATCCCCGGCCGAGCGGTCCCACTTGTCGCGCATAAGGCCGGACGTGCGGAAGATCCTGTCGATCTGCTCAGAGTCATTCCCGCACCAGAACGCCAGCATGGAAACGAATGCCATGTCCGCGTCGGACTGGGAACCGTAGAAGCCTTCCCATTTGCCTCCATACAGCGCCTTGAACTTCTCTCCCGAAGCGGACCTTGAAGCGCGCTCAACCACCTGCTCATCCGAAAGATAGGAACACGGTTCCACAGTAGTATTGGAGACGCGGGCCTTCCGCTTCATGAACGTGTCCAGGACGGAGCGCAGGGCTTCCATGTCAAGCGGCACGGAACCCGTGCGGTACACGTCCCCTGTCACCGTGACGAACCGGTTCGTCGTTCCGGGAAGGTATACCTCCATCCCGAGCTTCCGGTTGTTGATGTAATACACGGTCCTGTCATAGGCGAAGTCCGGGGAGAGCATGAAGAAACCACGAAGGCCCGTGCCGGAGGGGGAACGTTCAAAATAGGCATCTTTGAAGAATCCAAGCACGGAAGCGGCCACGTCGTTCAGGCTGCCGTCCTCCCGGATGCAGTGGTCGATGTCAATGGCTCCGATCCCTTCCGAGACCCGGAAGCCTATGCCGTCCCAGTCCGGGTGGCCTTCCGTTCCGCCTAAGGCGTAGGCCTTCATGGCAGTGGCAAAGTCAGAGAAGGTGGACGGTGTGTTCGTCTGCGCCTTGCTGCCTGTCTTCGGGTTATAGGGGACCTTCGCCATCTTCCCCTGCCGCAGTTCCCTTTTCCACACGCAGAACGACGCGTTCTGCTTCAGCTCCTGCGGTATGTTCACGAAATTCACGCCCATGTGGATGCCCTCCTGTTCTTTCTCTGTCCTGATGCTTCTGTCCTGTCTTATCCTGGCTCTGCTGCTCTACTTCAGTACTTGACTACCGTTCCTGGGTTTCATCTGTACCTGCATCATTGGAACCGGGGGAAACGTGAGAACCTGCACACCCTGCATACCCTGCGTATCCCGCATACCCCGGATCGCAGATATCGGCTGGAACCTGGGTGATGGGAACCGGGTCGAAGGGAGCCGGCGTGGAAAACTCCAGATGCCCGGCTACGGCTTCCTCGATTTCCCGGAGCTTCAGCCCGTCCGTGATGCGGCCCATGTCGCTCACGAGGGCCTGGGGGCTGATCGTCGTGATCTGCTCCGCCATGGTCAGGCCCGGTTTGAACGTCCTGCCCTCGCCCCGGCCGGTGAGGTCGGCTTCCGTGACCGGCACGTGCGTCGGGAGGTAGTACCTCTTGTGCTTCGTTGTCATCGGCACCACCGTCGCGACTTCGCGCTTCATGTTCGCTTCCTCATTGGACAGCACCACGACCGGCCTGCAGCCTTCCTCCACGCACGTCCCGGGGTGGAGCCCCAGCTGCGCGAACCAGACATCGCCCCTGTGGATCTCCCTTGCCGGGAACCTGCGGATCCTGCAGCGCCCTGCCACAATTGTGTCGGGGAGTGCGGTCGGCACCTCCTGATGTCCGGGATAGAAGGTTGTGTTCCGATGGCCGCTGTGCGCTTTGCCACTGTGCCTGCCGTGGTTGTTTCTACGGTTGCTGCGCTTCCTGGGATTTCTGTTGATCCTGTTATGATGTTCAAGTCTTCTCATCTTCAATCTCTCCTGTGCATATCTGCTGCTCTGTATCCTCCTGCCCCGGCGTCTCAGCTCCTGTCCATCCCGGCATTCCCCCATCCACTTCACCAGCGGAAGTTAAAGAGGACGCCAGGGCATAAAAAATGCCGGGAGCGGCTTTGGCACCGCCCTCGGCAAATGGAAAAGGAGACTAAGCTATGGACTTCATCTTTGTGCGTTCCTGCGGAAGCTTTCGTTTGTGTTTCTGTGTTTGTCTTCCGCTTTCGCGCATTGTAATAATAGCACATTTTTTACTACGCTTTTTGAGCCGAAAAGTATCATCGAAACTGCCAAAAAGTATCATTTCTTACGGAACGCACATGAGTTCAGGAACCAAACTGCTTTGCATTCTCAATCTGAATTGAATCTCCTCCCTGACAGCTTCTATCCCTTTTCTTTTTATGCGTTTTATTGTGATAATTGAAAGCCCGTATTTTTCCATGGCTTCTTCAAACGACAACTTCTCAAAGAATAAATCCTTGATGATCTCCCTGTCCCGATCAACTTCTTTCCCAGACAGTCTTTCAGAAAGTGCAACGTCCACGATGCCTTCTAATTCCATGTTCATAAGATAATCCCGCAGCACCTTTTTATCACGGGCAGACAGGATATCTCCCCGAAGGGCGTGCATAAGCCTTGTGGAAATCTCAACATCTGAAAGCCCGTTATTGACTCCAAATGTCCTCAACAGTGACGGCCTGTTCTTCTCTATCAATCTGCGTTCACGGATGAACCTGTTATACGAAAAGAGCATTTTCTTTTCTGCCCCGTCCTGGGACAGGTATTTAATGGTTCCCTCGCTAAACGGAAGATCCAAATAATATCCCCCATTCATGTACTTTGCCTCCTCTCCCTTTCCATTTCTGTGTTCAGTTTATGCATCATTCTTGAATCCCCCATTCCTGCATTTAAAAGCCTGATCTGCCCCTCCAATGCCCGAAGCACTTCTTTCCGTATCCCGTTGATGTCCCGGTCGTAGATCCTCCCCTTCCCCGGATTGTCCTCCCGGATGCTCCGGTAGGTCCTGCGCTTCACAAAGAGGTTCCTGAAAAACCACCGCTCCTTTGAGGACATCCTCTCCTGCATCGCGGCTTCCACGATCCCGATCTTCCACTCGGCATACGCCAGCTCCTCCACGTTCCTTGCCGCCTCCCATTCGAGCTGCTTCTGCCGCTTCTCCACATACCCGGATGCCAGCTTCTCCGCGATCCTCGCCGTCTGGTCGGACTGGTTGCTGGTCTGCACGTGCTCCCCTCCTGATCCCGGGGTGATGGATAAAAGCTCCTCGATCGCCATGTCCTTTGTGAACACCTGGCGATGTGCGAGGAGCTTCCTGATGTTGTCCCGTGTGGTGATAAGGTTCCCGTATGTCCTTGCGAGGTGCAGCGCGGCGGCAGGGAAGTCAATAGTCGGGGGCTGTTCCGATCCTTCGGCTGTTCCTGAGTCACTGTAATTGTCCATGATTCTTTCAGGTGCCATATTGTCTGTATCGCTCATCCTGCCGCCCTCCTTCCCGGCATATTCCAAACTGTGCCCAACACTGCATCCAACGCCGCAGGAAAGCTGGTCACCTCAGCCTCGCCCTGACCGCGGCGATCAGCTTCTCCTGCGTCACGTCCTTGTTTGACAGCGCCGCCAGCACGTCCTCGTCCACCGTATCCTTCGTGATGATATGGTGGACAGTTACGACCTCGCGCTGCCCCTGCCGCCAGAGCCTGGCATTCGTCTGCTGGTACAGTTCGAGAGACCAGGTAAGACCGAACCAGATCAGGATGTGCCCGCCGTCCTGGATGTTCAGTCCGTGGCCGGCCGATGCCGGATGTATCAGGGCGATTGGTATGGATCCTCTGTTCCAGTCCTGGATGTCCTGCGACTCTTTCAAGTCTCTCACTTCCGCCTCGCCGCCGCCAGTGGTTCTGGCAGATCCACTGCCTCCCGTGGTTCTGGCAGATACCGCAGAACTGGATCCGACAGACACAGCGTCTCCCGCAGAAACGGCGGAAACGGAAGACCCTGGTACGCAGTACCCGAGGCTCGCCAGCCGTTCGAGGATCCGCATCCTGTCGTGTTTGAACCAGTATGCGATAAGCACTGGCTGGCCGTTCGCGGCTTCGATAAGATCCTCCAGCATGTCCAGCTTCCGGTCATGGATAAGGCGAGGATTCTTATTCTCGTCATAGACCGCGCCGTTCGCCATCTGCAGGAGCTTGTTGGAAAGGGATGCCGCGTTCGCCGCGTCGATGTCCTCGTCCTCCAAAGGGATGATCAGGTCATCCCTCAGCTGCTCATACAGTTTCTTCTCCTTCTCATCCATGGAAACGGGATGGCTCGCGTAGACGATGTCCGGCATGTGGAGGTAATCCAGTGCCTTCATCGAGATCGTGATGTCGGAAATGCGGTTATAGATCTGCTCCTCCGCGCCCGGCTTCGGCCTGTACTGGAACACAACCCCCGTCTGCGGGTTCAGGGAGGCCGCAGTGAAGTACGCCTCCCTGTATCGCCCGATGAACTTGCCCAGCCTCTCTCCGCCGTCGAGGATCCCGATCTCCGCCCACAGGTCCATCAGCCCGTTGGATGCCGGGGTCCCCGTGAGCCCTACCCAGCGCCGCACGAACGGGCGCACCTTCCGCAGCCACCTGAACCTTTGGCTCTGGTGGTTCTTGAAGGACGACAGCTCGTCGATCACCACCATGTCGAAAGGCCACCTCATGCCGTTCGACTCGTAATAGTTCACGAGCCACTTCACGTTCTCACGGTTGATCACGTAGATAAGCGCGCCGTGGTTTACTGCCGCCACCCGCTGCTTCGTATCGCCCACGATGACCGAGATGTCGAGTTCATGCAGGTGATCCCACTTAAGGACCTCTGCGGGCCATGTGTCCCGGGCCACCCGGAGCGGCGCGATAACCAGGGCTTTTGAAACTTCGAGATCGTCCAGCATCAGGTCGCGCAGTGCGGTCAAGCTAATAATTGTCTTTCCTCAGCCGAGGCCCATGTCAAGAAACAGGGCGGACACTGGATGCGACTTTATGTAGTCAATGCAGTGCCGCTGATAATCATGCGGCATGAACTTCACCGGGCATCACCTCCTTTCGTTACTTTTACTCATTCTGTTCTCCATCACTTCCCGCCATCAAACGACACCACGGTGATGCATTAAAACGGCAGGTCATCATTCGGACCATCCGCCCTGAACGGGCAGTAATCGGGGGAACTTATGCCTTCGCCCCAGGGATCGTAATGACGGCCGGCAGCGTGTGGGCATCCGTTCGTGCGGCCCGCCTCGCAGGTATCGCAGTAGCAGCCGCCCTCTCCTCTGTCTCCACCATCTTCACCACCGTCTCTGCGATCTTCACCGCCGTCTCCATCACCAGAGTCATCGTCCAGATCAAAAAACCCCGCCAGGTCGGCAGGGTCAATCGGCTCCAGCGTTTCTCCGTAGTCAGTCAGGTCCATCATGTCATCCGTCTCCCCGCCATCCGGCATGCCGTGGCTGTCTGTTTTCACGCCTCCACGGGTGTCGTGAGCACGGGATCCGGTTGGCAGCGTGGACGCCTCCAGCTCCGGCACCTTTGCCCCGATTCCCTCTGGGAACGGCTCCCCGGGATTCCATGTAAGGATCGCCTCGATAGCGGGCCTGATCTGCGTCACCCGGTCGATGCACAGCACAGGGAAACCCAGTGCCATGAGCTGGAGCCTACGCTTCCTCTGGAGTGGCCGCAGCATCTTCCCGGGCGCTTTAAGCTCGACGAACACAGTCTTAGCCGGGAAAAACAGGACAAGGCGGTCAGGGAGGCCATTGGCTGTCTGGCTTGTGAGCTTGTATGCCACGCCTCCCGCCTTGCGGACGGCCTTCACGAACTCATTCTCAACAACGTATTCCCTCATCCTGCGCCTCCCTCGCTGCCGCTTTCATCGTCTCCGGCCCTCATCCGTTCCATCGCCTCATGCCGCTCAATTATCCGGATGAGCCGCTTCCTGCGCTGCTCCAATGCTGCAGCTGTGCTCCGCCTATCCTTCCTGTTCTGTCCTTCGTTCCTATCATGTCCGTCCTTCCTGCTCTTCATCACGTTTCTGATGGCGTTCATCTCCGTGAAGTTGGCGTATGGCTTATCCCCATACAGCCAGCTGTACCTGCTGTTCCTCCTGGCGACTCTGTTTACTTCCTTGCTCACGCGCTCTCACCCCGCTTCCATCCGTCCCCTGCGGCAGGGTATTCTCCAGCCTTGGTCGGTCTTACAGCGGCAGCCAATGGCACTGTGGATAACCTCCCACGCATTGTTGCCACCAGCCGGAAACCACGGCTCACCTGTTCACCTCCCGCCAAATGGCGTCAGGCATGGTCGCGACCTGCCAGCCGATCCCTTCCAGGACCGTCGCACGGTCATAGGACTCAATATCCTGGGATGCGCGGGTGATTGCATTGGACAGTCCGTATTTACTCAGGTCGCCGCCCTGGATCAGGTATTTCAGGATGCTGTCCTGCTCCGTCTGGCCAAGCCCGTATTCCTTCCCGGTCAGCTCCACCACGTCCTGCACGCGCCCCGTCATGGGGATCCTGGTGGATTCCCTGAGCTTCCCAACGATCTGAGCGAAGCGGCTCTCCTCGATTGCCGCCATAGCCACGTCCCGGAGTTTGAGGAGGAACGCCCTGTCTTCCGCTTCCCTGGTGGCGTCACTGTAGATCTCCAGGCTTTCCTCGATGGACTTTGCGGCCCGCCCCACGTGCATCTTCCGCTCCCCGAAGTCCTGTACGCACATGCCGTTCGTGCAGACCAGCCTGTATACCAGCGGCTGCACGGAGACCGCGCCAAGCCCCACTTCAGAGTTTGAGATCATGACGCCTGCCTGCACGATATCCCCGGGCACGACTTCCATTTCGAGCCGTTTGTTGAGGATCTTCAGATACAGCTTCGAATCAGTTACCTCGGCACTGTGGACTTCATACTGGTCGGATCCTGCGAACAGCGGGAGGACCGCCCCCGCGACCTCAAGGTTGTCGATCCTGCGATACCGGTCGGAGAGCAGTGCCCTCGCCGTCTGCCCGCGCTCGTCTGTAAGCGACCGCACCATGTAGTTGTTGTCCCGGTCGCCGAACCACGCGTTGACGTTTTCCGCCAGCAGGCCCGGCTTCTCCTTCTGCATCACGTCGTAGTACTTTGCCGGAATGCCCAGTGCCGTCGCAACCTGCCTGTGGAAAAGCCCCGTCGTATCAAACATCTCCCGGTCGCCAGAGGATGCGTGGCGGACCTCGAACGTCCTGCCGTCATCCTGCAGGCGCATCCCCGCGCCAGGCGCGATGAAGTCCTTCTTCGCCCTGTTCTGCCTGTCCAGCTCCTGCATCACCTCTGTAAGGCTCCTTCCTGCCTTCATATGCCTTTTACCTTGTCCTTTCACTTATACTGCTCTTATCTCTTCTTACTGCTCTGAGCTTCTTGCCGCTGTGCCTCTTACTGCTGTGCCTCCTGGGCTATCCCCGCCCCTGCAGCTTCTTCTCCTGTTTCCTCCTGAGCTTTTTGATCCGCTCCCTGGCCTTCTCCTTCTCAACCCTGACCGTGTTCTCCGTGACCGCCCGGATGAGGCTGTCCGGGGCGATGTCCGTTAACGCCTCATACCAGTCAGAATAGAAAAAGTCCTCCAGTTTCTCTTTCTCCCAGGAGAGGTGCCTCCTCGCAGTGCGGGAGGAGGCGTGGAGCATCTTCCTGATGACATCGGAGTAGTCTTCAGCCGCCAGCTGGATGACCGCGCCCGCCAGGAGCAGGTATCCCTCGTCTCCGATCTCCGAGAGACGGTTCTGCTCAACTGTCATCAATACCTCCGTTCGCGTCTTCACCATCCGGCTCGTCCCATTCATCCGTCTTGTCCCATTCATCTGATTCTCCAGAGATTCCCGGAACGTTTGTACAGATCCTGCCGTTCCTGATCTCCTGCTCTATGTAGGCGAGTTCCTGAAGCTCCTCGATATCGCCACTGTGGGCATCAAAAAAGGAATCCTCCGCCTTCCCGGCATCCAGGACTCCTACCTGCTCCAGCGCCGGCCTGTACTTCCTGATCAGGTCGAACCGTTCCCTATTTACCACCCTCTCCAAAGCATCGATGCGCCCCTTCTCCACATCGGCCTTCTTCCTGTAGAACGGACACGGCCGCGTATAGCCGTATCCGTCCTCCGCAGGTTCCAGCGCATCGCACAAGCCTCCGGTATTTGCAAAGCATGCGGCCGCCTTACACTTCCGCTGTTCCTTTACTTTCCTTCCCACATCTTTTGTCCTCCTCGTATGTTGTCCTCTGCCTCCATCTCTGCTGCCTCTGTCGCTTCCACCGCTTTCCCGCACCACACTGTGGAAAACTCCTGACACGCTGTCACAGCAAGTCCCGCCACAGAGTATGGTGAGAAGAGCGGAGTGCGGAGAGCGTGATCACAGCACATCGTTGCACATCTTCCAGATGCCCTTGCAAGCCTCAAGTAGCTTCTTCCGGTCCAGCCTGGACGCGGACAGGAGGTTCTCCATCGCCTCCGCTTCCTCCCGGATGTCGCAAAGCAGCCTCCTCTGGTCGTCCTGCCCTTCTTCCAGCGCCCTCTTGTAATCGTCCCTGTCTTCCTCAAGCTCCTCAATGGCTTCCTCAGCAGTCCGCTGCCAGTAGATCGCATAGTCACCAAATTCATCCCCGATGTAGTCCCTGACAAGACCAACCAGGTCGCCGAACTCCGTCACAAGGTGTTTCGTGCCGTCCCACGCTTCGAGATACTGGATATCATCCATCTGCATCACCTCCTGTTTTCTCCGCTGCTATACTACTGTGCTCCTCTGCCGAGCATCAACTCCGGCACTGTCATCACTGCTGTCGTCCGTCCCGGCGCATAAATATACGCCTTTTATGCATATGCACAGCCACGCCGGCACCTCAGTCTTTGAAATAGTACTTGGGTGCCAGGTAGCCTGCGGCGGCCAATGGCAGCCCCTCTGCCCATGCCGGATTCTGGCTCATGATCTCGCATACCTCGTCCACCGTGATGCTCCCCACAGGCACTTCGAGGATCACCTCGTCATGCACGTGGGCGACGATGGGAAGGCCCGCCTGCTCCATCCTCCACATGGCTTCCGCAAGGATGTCGCGGGCGATTGCCTGCGTTGCATTTTCAACCAACTTCCCAGAGTACGTCTCTAAACGATCCCACTTGTTCGCCGCATTTACGCCCATGTACGTCAGGCTCATGCGCCCGAACTTGTTAGGCTCCTTCTTGGGAACCATATAAGCAAGGCCCCTGCCCGACGGCAGTTTCATCCACAGGACTCCCCTGTCCTTTCGGAAGCTGATGCGCCCCACCCGATGCTCCTCTTTATCACCGAGTGCCTGTAGTGCCGCCCTCTCTACGCCCCACCAGTATTGGACGATATTCGGGTTGGCGCTCCGCCAGTCATCGATCAGCCCCTGCAGCTCTTCTTCCTTCACGCCCATGTCCAATGCGCCCATGGATTTCAACGCGCCAACGGATCCGCCGTAACCGCACGCGAGTTCTGCGACCTTCCCACGTTGTCTTAACTCCCCGTTCACTCCGTGCTTGACCACGGGCACCCCGAACATCTGCGACGCTGAAGCGCAGTAGATGTCCTCGCCGTTCACGAACGCTTCCAGCCTCCACTGCTCCCCGGCTTCCCAGGCAAGGACTCTGGCCTCGATGGCGCTGAAATCCGCCACGATGAACTCGCATCCCGGCTTCGGAACCAGCATCGTCCGACACAGCTGTGAGAGGATGTCCGGCGCATTCCCGTAGATGGTTTCGACCATCTCGATCTCGCCCATCTTCACTAATTCTCTTGCTTCATCGAGGGTGTTGATCTCGTTCCTTACGAGATTTTGTAATTGAATATTCCTGCCTGAATTTGAAACGACTCGCCCATTTGCCATGAAACGGTTATGCGGTCCCGCGTTGATGATGTCATACGTCCTCATTTTCTCGTGGTCATCTTCCGCAGCTCCTTCTACAGCACCGTCCGCAGTGACTGCTGCCTGGATTCCACCGTGGATGACATTCCCACGCCAGATCCTGCGCCTCATTCTTTTTGCGTCAACCAGTGTGATTTCTGTACTCTCGTCCACATACACCATGTGGTCTTCGGTAGCCGTGATTCCGTCCCAGGTGATTACATCTTTTTCACCGCTGTAGAACACGCCTTCGTGGTGCACCCACTCGCAGCCGTCGTACACGGCGTCCGACAGCAGCACATCCTCGATTGGTTTCTCATAGATCGCTCCTTCCGCTGTCCTGACGAGAACCGGAGTACCCTCTGCAAGACACCACCGCTGTGTCCTGTTCGCCCCGGAGAACTGGAACAGGCCTCTTGCTCTTCCGTCTTTGCATGTGCATCGCTCCGCCGCCTGGTATTTCTTAACGCTGCTCTTCGCCATCTGTAGTCTCAGCTTCAGCATCTCCAGGGCCTCGGAATCCAGAGATCCCTTCTCCAGGTTCCGGATCATCGCCGCTACGTCCTTCTTTCCGAGCGTGCCTATCTCTACGCCCCGCTCGTTCAGCCAGGACTTGAGCTGGGACACTGAATTCGGGTTCTCCAATCCCGTTAATTCGTATGCCCTTTTTGTCATGGCATCGGAAAGCAACAGGTCGCATTCGATGGCCTTCTCCACAAGCTCTGTGTCGATCATGACTCCCCGGTCATTGATCCGCTGGTCCATGTGGTAAAAGTTCCACTCTGCATCGACCAGAGGGAACCGCTCTATCTTCTTCCTGATATCACGTTCCGTCCTGACGTCCTGCCGGCAGTATTCCTTGAACTTCGCCCAGCCTTCCGGGTCATGCTCCGGCAGGTTCCGCGTCCTGCCCCCGTTCGCCTTCGTGGGCTTGCAGGGGACAGAAAAGTACCGGATCAAAGCTTCGCCTGCCTTGTCCTTCTGCTCTCCTGTCTTCAGCACCGCCGCAGCGTTCTTGAGGGCGAGAGGAAGGGACAGGGACGCCGCGTGGGCCATCGTGCAGAACCATGAATCCGGTTCCAGCTTCCTGCCAAGGTACTGCGACAGGCATGTCCGCTCGAACTGCGCGTTCCATGCGGCTTTTTTAACGCCCGGGTCATCCAAGGCATCAAGCACGGGCTGCGGAATCGGCTCACCGCAGGCCATGTCCACGATCTGCACTTCCTCGTCGTCAAACGCATAGGCGAGCATCAGGATGTGGAAGTCTCCTTCAACGTAGCGGAACACACCGCATTTCGTCAGGTCGACGTCAGAATACGTTTCCAAGTCCAAGGATAGTACGCTGCAATTATCGTCCCCCGCCATATCTTCACCTCCATCATCTTCCATTCACCATCATCTACTTCCACTATAGTTTCCAGCCAGTAGGAGATGCCCACAGGAAGCACTGTCCGCACCACTGTGGACACCCCCACTGGTTTATCTGTTTTCTGTTTCTGCTATGTTCTCGTTCCGCTCTCTTTCTGTATCTTCATCTGGCTATTTCATCTGGCTATGTCAAGTAATATCAGGCACCTCCCGGGCAGCTGGGGATGCCCACAGCCTGTGCTGCATTCACACCACTGTGGACATCCCGGTCGTAACTATCCCGGCATCCCTGGCACCGGATCCCTCCGGCACCAGTGTTGGCAATATCCCAACATCACTCCGCCGCGATTGCCCCGGCTCCCGTCTGGGCATTACCCCGGGGAAACGGATTCCCTGGGATGCTGAGTATCACCCCAGGAAGTCATCGTCCTCACCAAGCAGCTCCTCATCGTCGATCTCATCGAAGTCAGCTGCCGCGTTTGCCCTGCCGCTGAGCTTCTCGCCGCTCCTGACGAACTGCACGTTCCCGAGCCCTACGGCCACGCCTCTGTTGCCGTTGGCGTTGAAGGGGTAGAAGTTTACGGACACGTTGCAGTAGTCGCCGGAGCCGCACTCCATGGGATCCAGGATCGGCTGCACCTTCCGGTCGACGATCTGCGGGGCATCCTTGGACGTTGCGTTCAGGAAATAGCATCCCTCGTAGTTCTCGTCATCCGGCCGGTCGATGTCGCCGTCGCGGAGGGGGAGCTTCAGGTTGGGAGGGATCTTCCCGCCCCATTTCTTCTCCTTGCCCTCAGCCTTCGCCGCCTCGATGGCCTTCTGAACCAGCGCGATGGTCTTCTTGTCCGTCTTCCTGATCAGGCAGGAGACGGAGTACTTCTCCTCACCCCCATTGATGGATTTAGGCGACCAGATGTTGGCGAAGCTGATCCTCACGTTGGGGAGCACGAGCTTGGTGGGTTTGAAATTCTTGCCTGCGTTACCTGCGTTACTCGCATTACCTGCATTTGCCATATGAAGTCCCTTTCTGCGCGGCAGATGCCACGCATTGACCATTAATACCGGTTCTGCCTGTGAAAGAAACACACATGATTTGCTGCGTAACAGATGCAAGTTGCCGAGGCATCACCGGTAATAAAACCGTGGCTGATAACCGCTATGGAACTTCATGTGGGCGACCGAACACTTACCATCGGCACCTCCTTAATCCGGTTAAACAGGTCGTCTCCTGGAAACCAGTTGTCTTCTGTGACTGGTTGAATCCCCGAAACCGGGATCCACATTACTGTGGATAACCACATATCATTTTTGGATAACTTTTCCCTGTTTGCGGGCAAAATGTGGATAACTGTCACCCGCCATGTGGATAACTCAATTCGTGAAAACGTGTCAAAACCTGCTTTAATGGATCACCTACGACGCATATTTATGCATTTCTGGCGTATATTTATGCGTCTCGTTTTCCGCCTCGTCCACCTCCTCTCCATCCACTTCTTCGCGGTTTACAAGGACATAGGAGAGACCGAAAAGCGGGTGATCGCGGCATCAAAAAAGCGCCGGATTGTTACTCCAACGCCATGCTTACTCCAACGCTTCAAATTCATCAGACACCGTGGAGGACTCCAGCACCACCGCATCCCTCGGATCCGACTCCGGGACGAGAGACAACTTGCCTGGCGGTTTCAGGACATACTTCCCGAGCACTTCTGCAAACCTCTTCTTTCCCATCATCTTCTCGAACTCGGTCAGACTGATAAGTTCCTTCTTGTACACATCGGTATACCCTGCCTCTGCCGCAGCTTCCACAACACCCTTGATATCGCTGAACACTCGCTTCGACCGGCCCTCGACCACCTTGTACCCCGGCACTTCCACACCGTGATTGATCGCCTCGTTTGCCACGAACGCAAACACCGAATCAATCCAGGATGCGATCCTGTTCAGCGTGGGCATGACCGCCGCAAGCTCACTGATCGGGACGAGTCCGGGAGACTTGAAGACCACGGTGCCGGTGTCACAGGAGTAGGGTGCCGTGGCGTCCGTCACTTCACTCTCCGCCGTGTCCACCGCTTCCTCTGCTACTCCCCCGCCACCTGTGGACAACTTGTCCGCTTCCACAGCTAAGTCCAACTCAGGTTGAAATGGAGAATCATCGAGAATGGGATGGTCGGGAGTATCATCAAGGTCGATGAACTCCTCCCGCGCCAGAGCCAGTGCCTCGTCAAGGCAGGCTTTGCAAACAGGCTTGGCCTTGCAGAACCGGCACCAGTCTCCCGGCTTCTGCTCACCTCTGCCTTCATAGGCCATCTGCGCTATCGGCATTATCGACTCCGCCCATGTCATCAGCTCATCCGCTGACATCTCGAACGTACTGATGTTCGAAAGTCTCGGCTGCACGATGCTCATCCGCACGACCTCGATGTCGTAGATGAAGCCATAGGCATGGAGCGCGCCGACGGCATAGAGCATCATCTGCGGATTGTGGTCGGAAGATACGAAGACGCCCCGGCCTCCTTTAAAATCAATGACATGGAGGAGCCCCCTGCCATCATCTCCGTCATCCCCATCATCCCCTCCTACTGTCTTGCCAATCAGCACCATGTCTCCCGTGCCGAAGCCGGATGGGACGACATGGCTGTAATCCAGCTTCTCCTCTATGAGGATCAAAGGGGGAGAGCCGGTTTTCTTCATCTCCTCAATCGTCTCAATCACGAACTGTGCGTAAACGTCCGTGACATCTTCGACCTCATCCGTATAAAACTCTTCGGACTGTGGCCGCCGCATCCTCTCGTGGAGATAATCATGCCGGATCTTATACTCACACACTTCGTGCATGAAGGTTCCCTCTGCCGCGTAGACGCTCGTCTCGTCCGGAAACTGGTCGTTGAGCCTTGCAGACGGCGGGCAGTTCAGCCACCGCTTTGCCGCCGACGCAGACAGTAGGGCGTGAGAGCGATGCGCGTGGTCCAATACAGGACTGTCCCGCGCTCCACCTGCTCCGATCCTCCCGTTCTTATTCATAGACATCACCTCCTTGTACACTTCCTTCGTTTTCTCTCGCTTTCCAACTTCAACGAAGCTGTTTTCTGCCGATTACGATAGGGGGAGTTTACGCTGAATCATCCCCGCCGCCATCAGGGGATCCAAGCCGCCATCGGGGGATACAAGATGCCACTGTGGGAAACACCGTCACATGACAGCGCGTGTGGTCACACCCCCGAGATGTCCGTGAGGAACGCCTCGTAATGCTCCGGCTTCAACTGAGACACCTTGTCAGCCCTGTACTTCTCCTTCAGCATCTTCTTGATCTTCGCGCTGTTCTTCCGGTCCGCCTTGATTTTCGCTACGATCACTTTCGTGATGTCGTCAGGGGTGATGGACGTTTCTCCTGCTCCCCCGGCATCATCTTCACCACTGCTACCGTTGTCCAGTGACGCTGTGGAATCCCCATCATCACTGTGGTTATCCACAGCCTCATCGGCATCTTCGCCAGCCGTAACATCAGAATCCGTGGAAGTCGGTGCCATGGAATTCACCTCGGAAGGATCAGAAGCAGGTACAGCGCCGCCGCCAGGACCGCCGCCATGATCAGCGTCCAGTCCGGCTGCTGCGGACTCCCCGGTCCTGTCCATGGGAACTTCGCTCCCCTGTCTGCCATTTCCCGATTCTTCAGCACCCACTGCTCCATCGTTTCCAGCGGTTCCACCATCATCTCCGGTTCCGTCTCCTCCGGGTCTTCCAGGTACTCCGGTTGCGGGGTTCTTGCCCTCATCCTTACCATCTGCATCGTCATCAACTCCCTTCTTCGACTTCTTTACAGCATCGGCGCGGCGCACCCGCTCCCTCCGTTCCTGCACTTCCCTCTCCTTAGCGACCGACCGCTGGGCATCCCCAGCAAGATCAGATTCTGCCAACGTTTCACCTTCTTCCACAGCACCCATGCTGGAAAACAGCTCTGCGAGTCCGTAGAACACTGTGGTCATCGAGTGGCTGAACTTCCTGACGTCTACAGCAATTCTGCCGCTGCCGCCACTACCACCCGGCCCCTTCTTCTCACTCATAATCTCTACCTCCTGTAGTTCTTTTCCTGCTTCTCATCGTTCACACAACCATGCATCTGCACGTCTCTCACACGTGGTGCGCTGCGATCCTTGACTTCGGAGTGGTACGGATGAACCTGCATCCCTTGCACCTGTGGGAATCAGTACCGTGAGAATCAGCACTGTGGTCGCCAAGCCCATCAGCAGGCTCTCCCATCTCATCCAGCACCTCTGCCAGTGCGTCAAGGTAGAGCCTCATGCCCAGGAAGACCTTCTCCACAGTGTGGCGGTCGATTTTCAGGATGTGTGAGATAGCGTCCTTCATGTCCGCCTGATCAACCTCAACCGAGTGATGCTCCGTCGAGAGGACCGCGGATGTCTTGCTATCTTCCCCTCCGTCATCGGTCCCGTCACCGCTGCAGCCGCCGCCTTCGCCGGTCTCATCATCATCGGCCACGCCATCATCGGAGTCATAGTAGCCGCCGTCATCCGGGGAGATGCAGTCATCAGGAACGCAGGAGTCATCGCAGAACCCGTCCCTCATCCAGGCTGAACTCTCATAATGCTCAGCGTTGTGGATATCGAGATTTGCCTCGCCTATGTTGATCTCACCAATGTTGATCACGATGCCGGGGATTGTCAGTTCTTCCAGGATTCCGCCGTCCATGGTGTCGTCCACAGTGTCTTCCGCGTTCTCGTTCACAGTGTCTTCCGCAGTCTCGTCGGCAGTGTTGTCCACGCTGTTTCCTGTGGACTTCTTGTCCTCAGGATCAGGAGAAGGCATGGTTATCGCTTCCTTGTGGCTGTTCTGTACCGTGTGGAGATCGACATCGTACTGCTTCTCAGCATCGCGCTTTGCGCATTCAGCTTCGAATCGGCGCATCATTTCTTCTGTTACCTTCATTCTTCGTACCTCATTTCTTTCTGATTTATTGCTGTTGCTGTTGTCATTGCTGTTGCTGTTGTCATTGCTGTTGTCATTGTCGTTCCTATTTCCACAGCCCCTTCTCTGAAGCCGGGCGGCTGTTGGCATCAAAAAAGCTCCGGTGCCGGGTGTTATGCCCTTCACTGAAGCTTATGTTGCTGTAGTTCTTTAGTTCTATAGTTCATCTGTTCCATATTCAGTTGTAAACTTGCCGACGACTCTCTCTTCCACAGGCGGGTCGTGGATCCTGTGATCGTTCTCTCTATTCATATCGAATCTCCCCAGATGAGGGCGGCTCATCACCTCGCCCTCAGGAACTGGCTCTCCAGCCTCGCCTCCTGCTCCTTCACGATGTTCCTCACGGCGTCGCACGGCGTGGGATCCGAAAGACCGCACATGTTCCTGCGTGCGATCAGCTCCTGTTTCATCCTGCGGTTTTCTCTCTGCCTCTTACGATCCTTCATGATGTTCTATTCCTTTCTCTTACGCTTTCTGTTTCCTGTGATCGGTTTCTTGCTTCTCTACCTATTCCCTTGTCTCCCTCTGCTCCTGCCTTTCCGCGCCCCTGTTTCCTGGGATCCCGGGAAAGGGAAAGAGGTGCTCCCCGGTTTCCCGGGGAAACTCTGCGTTAACGACGACATCCGGTTTTACGGGCAACGACGAGTCCTCATGCGACCAAAGTATTCAGTTTGTTTGGCTCACGCCATTCCGGCAGCCGTTCGTCTGGGAGTGTGGCCGGAACTGCCTCGTTCTCTCATGACGTTCTGGATCGCCCGGTACGCTGTGTCATCCCTGTAGCCCTCGGGATTCAGCCAGGGCTTTTCCACGACCTGTGGCCGGGACTGGCCTGACTGGCAGTTCTGCTCTGTCTTCGTCTTCCGGGGAGCAAGCATCCCCATTTTCTGAAGCATCTTGACCTGTCTCTGGATCTTCCTGTTTCTCATTTCGTTGTCCCTCCTTGTGGATGTGTCTGTGGATGATGCGGTTGGTGTTTCGGTTGTATCGGTTGTCTCCCACTCGGGATGGTTATAGTTTATGCAATTTCATCGCCGAAGAATTAGCGTTAACGACAAGATTTGAATTTGATATTGTCGTTAACGACAATTCTTTTCTCTTTTTCTGGTGTAAAATGAGGGATTCATCTCTCTCACATGATGTCCACCATGGAAGCAAATATCTGGATGAGTTTCTTCTGGTCAGCAAGGGACTTCTTTTGAAGCTTCTCGATAATCGGAAGCATCTCAGCGGGGACATCTGAAAACTGATCAAGTTCAGATGGCTGCAGGCTTGCAAGTGAAGTCTTGAGTGCGGCGGCAATCTTTATCAGCCTGTCTGTCCGCACTGCCCTCTGTCCAGATTCAATTCGTGAAAGCGCAGAGGCATCCATATCAGTACGAACAGCCAGCTCCGCTGCTGACATCCCCAGCTCTTCGCGTCTTGCTCTGATCCTGTCGCCCATGTCCACAAGGCTCTGGTTGTATTCGACTGCCACTGCGCTCTCACCTCCTTTCTGACGTATTTGGTATGCCCCTCTACATATAGGGCGCTACAGAGCCCGGAATTTTCCTGTTCTGTGAGATTTTTTCTTTGGAACTTGTTTCTTCCCCTATATACCCCAGATGTCAGGGGTGCGGAGATGACATCTCCGGTGGGATCTCTTTCTCCCCTTCTACTACTCATAAGGGAATCAGGTCGAAGGAAATCTCTCCCTCTGAAAATTCCTTCAAAAATCTGTTTCAGTTTCCTTCATCTATATTTATGTGAGAAACGCCCCTGATTTAGTCGCAGCATCTCTGCAACACGTGGAGATTCGCGTAGTTATTCGTTCATTTTTATCCTTATCCTGTCATCCTGTTCGCTCTGACCATTTTTCTGACTTCTTCTTTCTCCTCCAAACTATCCTGTCTGCCGCCACCTGTGGGCAATTTGATAGTTTCTATCGGAACCCGCTATTGTATTCTGCAAGAAGCCATGGGTGCATGAGTGTGGTTCTTTCTGCTGAGGGATCTGTGCGGGGCTGTAATGATCCTCCACACGTGTGGAAAATAAAAAAACCGGGGCAAACAAAAGACATCAACGATAAAGACCATAGCGACAACGGTCTTATCCTCGTTCCTTTCTGACATCTTCTGTCTGCTCCGGCTATTCCGGGTGACTCATTCTATCTGTTTTTGCCTATGAATTCACTTACATCTCGGCATGCTGCTTCACATGCTGTTATGCTCTTTCCGTCTTTCGGCAGATGGTGCATTCATGGCGCGGTGGTCCCCTGTGCTCGGTAGCGCAATTTTCAATTGTACGTGGCGTTCAGGCCGCCAGCTGCTTCCGTCCTCGTAGTTCCGTACCATGTGTGTCCGAACTATTGATATTTCTCCATACACACCTTCTCACATGGATAACTCCAAGTGGCTCACACGCTATATATCGATATCTTCTCCTTGGGATATACTTCTGCTGTTTTCAAATCTACGACGGATCGATGCCCGCAATTACCGCATTTCAGTTCCATATGCCCTGACGAAGCATCTTCATAAAGAAACGCGAGAGGCTTCCTGCAAAAAGGGCAACGCGGCTTTCCTTTTAATCTCATGTGGGAAATGCCTTTGAATATATTAGACCCCGAAGCATTATTCAGCATTATGTTGTAGTCCTCCTCAGTCAAGATATGCTTTAATCATCTCCCTGGTTTCCTTTGCCAGGCGTAGCTCATCCATGGATTCTTCAATCTGCTGGTATAAAACATTTATTGCAATAAGTATTTGGTCTCTTTTGCCGTACTCCCTCGTACAACATACAGCATGAACTTCCTTTTGCGTATCAACGTGATATACTTCACAGAACGGTCTGCTATCAGGGCTTGCATCGATACAGTCCATCATATAGACCCTATCCCCTTCATCATTGATGTCCGTGTAAAAACACGCCCCTTCAACAGATATCACCTGATTGGGGTAAAATCGTGAACAGTAGCTGTATCTCCTGTTATTCTCCTCAGTGGAACCGCTTGAATCGCTTTTAATCGAATACAATAAATGTGGCGGCTCCCTGTCTGCTGGCCAATCTGCGAAATCAATATGGTCATCATAGGTTTCTCTTATCCAGATCAGTTTCCCATTTCTTGTATTACATCTGAGCTTTTTCAAGAACTTCAACAAAGAGTCTTCATCCGGAGACAATTCACGGAACTCACAATACAACAGTTCATCAACCCCAACCCCAAGCATTTTTGCTGCAGTTACGATAAACTCTACAGAAGGATCGGTTGTGTTGTCTTCCTTCTCGAGCCTTGACAGGTAACCCGCAGCGTTGCCAGAGGCTCGTTCGATATCCCCCAGCTTCTTATGCTTTATGTCTATCAGTTTTCTTATATTTTTAAAGCACTTACGCTTATCGAATTGCTTCACTGGTTCTTCTGCTGGATTATAACCTGTATGCCTAAATGCATATTCTGCCGTTGTGTCAGCATGAGGTTGGAATAATCGCTTGCTCCTCCTTCCCAAGTAGCTTCACCACCTTCCTACTATTTTACAATCAAATATATCATGGCTTAAGTATATTTACAAGTGCTAAATTATCGTTGCATTATATTTTAATGTTCGAAGAAATTTGTAATTTATTACAACAGCAACAACCTTATTCGCATTATTTTCAAAAAACAACCCCCTATCAATCCTATCATGTCCAATTATTATCCAAACATTTGTTTGCTGATTGCTGTCAGCAAAATCAGTATATCTGAATTTTTAATTGCTGTCAACAGCGAATTTCAATGTTGACAGCAATCAACACCAATGCTATAATCAGGTATGGTTGGAAGGCGTATGCTTATGATCAAAGTGATCATGCAAAACTTACACAAGTCTCCTGGAGAAGCCAGGATTAGAAAGAGGTGAAAAGAATGGGTAGAAATGTCCCTCCTTCCAGATTGGGAGCAGTTGTCCTGGCCAAGCGCAAAAAGCTCGGCCTGTCGCAGCGCCAGCTCGCAGAGCGTGTCGGGCTGAACAACGCGACTATATGCAAAGTTGAAAAGGATCCTTCGCTGATCCCGGACACACGCACTCTCCAGCTCCTTGCCGAAGCACTCGAACTCGACTACAACTATCTGCTTGCATTAAATGAAACCATCCCGGATGACAGGGACATGCGCATCATCGCCCGGGCGAAGAACAACATGTCCCCAGAGGATCAGGAAAAGATGATGTCGCTTCTGCGCACAACCTTTGACCTCGCCTTCTCTGATGCTGAAAGCGACGGAATCGACGACAGCGATTTCCTGTAATGGGCGAGCAGCTCTGTCGGCCGGCACCTGCTATAGCCACGCCTGCAGCGACATGCCTGTGGCTATTCCATAATTGTTCAGCATAATCAGTGAAATTTCGTCCGGCGGTACTTCGTGCGGCGATAGATTTGGCGGTACATCCTATGATACGTGAAGCAAGTTATTACAGATCCGTCAGGGCGGCACTGAATGTCCTTCGCGAAACCGATGCGGACAGTTTTCCAATAAACCTTAAACGAGTCCTCCGGTTTAGAAACGTGAAGCTGAAAACATATGAAGAAATCGTCAGTACCGGTAAGTACTCCTTGCAGGACTGCTTCACTTTCTTTGGCGAGGATGGAGCCGCCATTTTCTACCCTGCCGCCGGAAGGTACGTCATTGCCTACAACAGCCATTCCCGCTCCAGCCATCGCAAGCGTTTTACTATCGCACACGAACTGGGGCATATCGTGCTTGGCCATCACAGCGAATATGGCGCGCCAGTGCTAAAGCGGTATTTCATTGAGAAACCGTTGTATGATGTCCTCGAGGACGAGGCGAACTGCTTTGCCAGAAACCTTCTATCTCCGCCTATGGCTGCCAACAGTCTGCTGCGCCTACACGGCTACACCTTCTCGCAATTTGACAAGAGAAAAGACAGAAACGTGTGGATTCGGGTGCCTGGCGCCGCCGTGGTAAATGACCCACCGCGAGGACTCTCTGATTCCTTTTTCATTCAGAATGCTTTCTTCATTACCAATGCGGCCGCTGAGACGAGATGCCACTTCCTCAAATCCGACTTAATGTATACTCCGATGGCTGAAGCAGAATCCCTGCTCAGCCGTTTTCGTTTCACAAGCAGGTGGCGCTGCAGGGCATGCGGCGCTCCGAAGATCGACGGTGCCTCTTACTGCTACAACTGCGGAGAAGAAGGCAGATTCGGATACTTCTCGAAGAATCCGGAGCCGGAGAGACCAGTGTTCCTCAGATACATGGGCGGTCAGTTCATCTCCTGCCCCTTCTGTGGAAATGGCAGGATCCCCGCCGGGTCGTACTTCTGTACCGTGTGCGGACAGCCGGTTTCCAATCCGTGCATGCCTGCCGCCGATGTTACGTCAGGATCGGAAACGTTAGGATCGGATACATCATGCGCAGGTATAGCAGCGAGGATGCTTCCCCGTCAGCAGGAGGCCCGTCAGGCTGGTAGCGGCACACAAAGGTTTAGCCGTCAGGCAGGCGGCGTGAACAGCATCAGCCACGCATACCGCAGCCGTGGACATGTATTCTCATACCTGCAGAGGATTTCCTCTGATGCGTCGATACGCTCTGCAACGCACATGAATCCCGTCGGAGCGAACTACTGCCTCTCCTGCGGAATGCCCACGCTGTATGGACTGATGTATGCTCACGGTTCCAATCCCGACTGTGAGAATCAAGACCAGCCATCTGGTCTGTCAGGTTCGTCTGATCACCCCGATGCACCTGATCCGCCGCCTGAATATTTTGAATACGGACGCAGGCTCAGGATTGAATCTGCAATCACCCGTTCCGCTACATACTCTGCGGTGGCGGAGGACAGCAGGAGCGCTATCACTACAGGAGAAATACCAACTGTGAAATACGGACCGAACATTCCTTACGAAGAACAATATGACGAGCGGTTCAATGACCGGGTCTTCAAAGTCACCAAATGCCCGAGGTGTCTTAATGAAGACATTGAGGACGATGCGGCGTTCTGCATCATCTGCGGGATGAGTCTTTTGAACATGTGCGACGGTTACTATGAATCCGGCATCAGCGGAGATCCCATCCAGCACAGCAACCCCTCAAACGCACGATTCTGCCACATCTGCGGGTCTCCCACAGCGTACTCAAGGCTCAAGATCCTGCCGCCTTACAGAGTGGCGTTGGAAAAGATGCGGAAAGAGAAAGAGCAGGAAGACCTGCTGCGCCGGGAACTTGCCGAAAGGGACATCGATCCTGATCTGTTCTTTGATGATGAACCGTTTGAAGGTAGACCTGAATGACGAAGCGCAGAAAAACTGCTATCGAATCAATAAAGTGTCCACGCTGTGGCAGGAAGAATGAACTGGGCGGGGATGTTTACGAAAGCCTGGAAGACTACATAGAGATTAACGGATCCGGCTGTTCGTGCCGCTATTGCCGCGGACCGCTCATCAACATGTGCTCTGATAGCACCTGCAACACTGTGAACCTTCCACAGGCACGATTCTGCAAAAGATGCGGCAACGAGACTGTGTTCAGACAGAGCGGCGTGTTCGATGAGAAGTTCTGTAAGAAGGTCAAGAAGCTTGTGAAGGAGCGGTATGGGAGTGAACGCGGCAGAAGAAGGAAGACACATGGAGTCCTGGGTGTTATGGATGAATTGGCGCTAGGCGTGCCCCTGACGCCGCCTTCCGGCAACAGGTCTGGAAGCGGCAGACCGAGCTATCTGTACGGCGAAAAATATCCCGACTGGCTTCAGCCGCGCGTAGTCCATCCGAGCATGTATGATAATGGTGGTTCTGACTACGCTTCTGACCACACACGCAGATGGGACGAAGCAGTGTGGAAATCCCAGATGCAATATCATGGGCACCACAAGAATAAAAGCAACAAAACGTAACACATTACATAGGCGTACAGTACGGAGGACGCTCCCTTGAGCATTTTAAACTTTTTCAAGAATGGATTATCTACTGAGCAGAAAAACAAATCAGAAGGGAACAATTGTCCCATGCCAGAGTCATCTCGTCCGCAATCCCCCTTATTTCCTTTCGAGGCTGAATGCACCTATGATGTCTCCTACTACGATCCAAAGCCATCTGACAACGGTTTTCTGGATCTTGGGTATGCCGGTAGCTGCACGATCCATGTCGATGCTGACGGGACGGTGAAGACAGACAAAGACCAGTTTACGGCAAAGAACATGAGTATCTTTAATATTGGAGAAGACTCCAGAAATCCATCGAACCCATATTTTGCCATCCTGGCTCTTGAAGACAGGAGCCTGAAAGTTTTCTTTCGTACTCTTGATGATCTCTCCCAGCTTCTGGAGTGCTTAAAATATCTCAAACGGACGGAAGCGGAATAACCATTTCCATCCCTGTGGATGACATTGTGGGCATCGAGAGCGGGGTGTTCCAAGATGGGATACAGGAGAGTGCATGAAATCGTCTCCTTCCAGTGGCTTAAAATTCTCTCACACGGTATAATAATCTGGCAATCGCCGCCTGCTCACCAGGTATACCACGAGGAACACGCCACAATGATCACCACCACTGACCTCGACCGCATCGACACATCGTACTTCCAGATAATAGAGGTGAAGGAGTACACCCTGGTCCTCCGTTCCAGGAATACGGGACACTACTGGAGCCTCCTGGAGCGCATTGCAAACGGATGCCGCACGTTCGTAATCAGCCATAAGCACCATGATAGGGATCCGTACCACTTCCAGGTTATCAGGGGATCCGCTGACGGCGGGATCGGTGCGGCTGTGGAGTACATCATGCACCATGACGAAGAACATCTATGCCGACTCCGAGAGAAGGAGATAAGGCGGGAGCGTGGGAGAGAGCGTCGTCTTGAAGCGCGTGGAGAACTGCCGCACTGTGGGAAAAATCTACCACACTCGGGAAAGCTGCCGCACTGTAGGGAACTGCCGCACTGTGGGAAAAATCTGCCGCACTGTGGGGAACTGCCGCACTGTGTGGAACTGCCGCACTGTGGGGAACTGCCAGAGCAGGTTTGAATCAGCACAGCATGGGAGAGCAGGTGGTCTTACAACAAAACGTGCTATACCACCACTGTGGATTAGCCAAAACCGCACCCGTTTCTTCGCCATACCGCTCACTCCCGATACTGATTTCCGTAAAGACAGGCATGTTCAACATCTTTTCATTGTTTTTCCTTCCGGCTCGCCGTTATTGGAGCATTTTTAATCTCATTATATGTTACGCTTATATCGTACAGGGCCCGTGTACGAACACAATCGGATAATCGGATATACACAGCGCCGTGGGTATGCGCATGCAATGTCGGATGTTGACAGTTGTATGAGCTGACACGACAAGCGCCGACTATGACAAGCGCCGACAACGGCAGTCACATGCTCACAGCGGAAAGACGGACAGAAAGGAAAAACAATGAAACGGAATACATATCGGAAGAACAGTAAAGCGGCCGATCCTCACACAACTGATCCTCACACGGCCGGTTTCGAACACAAGGCTGTGGACGACCACACTGTGGACGACCGGCATGCCCGGCAGAACCGTCAGGTGGCGGTAGCCGCAGATGATACTGTGGAGACATCCACAACGGAAGCATCCACTGTAGAGACATCCACAGCGATGGCATCCACGGAGATGGCATCCAGCATAACTCCAGCAGTAGCGCAGGCAAAGCGAACGGATCTGCACGATGACCAACCGCTCGCATTCACTAAAAAGAACATGACCGACCTTGTGATTGCATACGAGGCATATCAGAAGCTGGAGCAGTCCATCATGCTGCTCACAGGGGTTGTCCCAGACAATCCAATTCTGGAAGGACTCCAGCACATCGATGAGATCATCATGGATATCAGCCCTGTGTTTGATGACATGGAAGACTATGACGAGTACGACACTTTTGTAGGGATTCTTGAAGACCCGATGATGAGTGCTGAACAGAAGGCGGAGATACTGATGAACTGGAGCTCTTCTCTCGCCGGCTCCGACTCTTCTTCCACTGTGGACAACCACAGCGTGGACGACGATGACGAGAATGATCTGGATGAACCGGATGATCTGGATGACGAGGATGATCTGAATGACGAGGATGATTTGGATTACGCAGATGGCGCGGAAGACGAAGATCTGGATAATCTGGATGATCTGGATGACCTGGATGACACGGAGCACCCAGATCGCCCGGGGGTGTTACCATTCACCCTCGACCACATGGAGCTGCTCCTGACAGCTTACGATGGGATACAGCAGCTCAAAGAAAACATCCTCGAACTTACGGGTAACATTGACATGGACTCCCCGGAGAAGCCGTTCTGGAAACTGCACTGTGTAGATGAGATGCTTCAATCCCTGTCGCCGTTGTACAGCTCAACCGTCTCCTATCCAGTCAACATGAAGATGTACACCCTCGACTGGCGAGATTCTGATAATCTGTACGCGAGAGTGCTCGATGGGGACGGAGGAAGTGTGACAGACAGGGCTAAGAAGTTGATGATGTTGTGATCCCCCGGGGAACCGCAGGCATTCATCAGGCGACAAGCCGACAAGCCGACAGGCATTCATCAGGCGACAAGCCGACAAGCCGACAGGCATTCATCAGACAACTGTGTGAGAGACGTCTATCAGACAACTGTGTGAGAGACGTCCACAAGCGACGGCCACAGTGTGAGAAACTGACTCTGGGTCAGTATTAAACCTGGGTCAGTTTTCGCTGTAAATCAATAGGTGTAGGCATAAAACACCACCGCGTGGACAACAAGGCGCATGAATAATTATTTGTTCATATGAACATATATTCATACGTATGTTGCCCACACGGTGGTTCTGGGTAGCCCTGCCGGAACGCTCCCGGAGTGATGCCGGAATATACAGCTTCTGCTGATTCAATTGATGTGTGCTGCTTGATGTGTGCTCATTCACGAAATATCTCCGGCCTTGATTTCATCGCATGAACAACAAGCATCTTTGCCAACTCGTGAAGCCGGAGATTCCCAGGAGCTTCCTGTTCCATGAGAAATTGTAAATATATCGGAAGGCTGGCATTGCTTCGAACGCACATCCTCTCAATCATAGACATTAATTCCGCATCCTGTATAAGCTCATCCAGTTCTGCTTCTCTACCAGCCGGTATGAAGTCGATCTGTGATTTCAAATACCTATAGTCCTTCATATCTACCTATACTGGACAGTTAAAAGTTAGAGGATGATCGAAATCTAATTATCCTCCGGGTGTTTTTGGATTCAAATAGTCATTAAACCAGTGACTTCAGCCTGTTTTACTTATTTTTTGACCTGGTGGCTGATCCTGCTTTCCGCGAATTATTTTCGTTATGGTCGAATCAGGATCATTTA